TAAATCTTTTCTTAATTCCCAAGCTTTACCTGGATTAATTATATCAGAGGTATCAATCCTTTCTTGGAACTCAGCATCTGCCCATTCCTTTGAATGTGAGAATACAAATAACCATACTGGGTCTCCCAATGAAGTTAAGCAATATTGTTGGCAAATGAGTTCTTTAGTAATAAAATCCTCATTACCTTCAATCACTTTATTCTGATAGGTCTTTGGTTTTACAGTTTGACCATAACTGTTGAGTTCTCTGCCCATTTCGGACATTAACTCAAAACTGTTAGAATATATCCTCATATAATATAAATATTTAATTGTATGACATTGTAGAACTAACCCAGGTCATATGCCAGTAGCGATATACAAAATCATCAAAATCCTCTACCTCTTTTAATAACAAGGGTATATCTGGTTCTCCCCCGTTCTTTTTAATCTCAAAAACTTGGTAATAGAATTTGTTTACTAATCCTATACGCTTCTGATTTAAAAATTCCTTAGCTTCCATTGTTCTTTTGTTTTAAAAGTTTCTTTTTATAGGCTTTACGTTGAGAGTAAGAGATTACATTCTCCGGGTATTCTATATCCTCGTATTCAAGAAGTAATTCTTTTGCTTTCATTGATTTATATGTTTCCTCATATAAATCTGGTCGAAGCACTTTAAAACTTCTAAAGAATACCTTGAATGAAGAAAATTCCTTCTCGGTACCATTTTGGAATTTTTTCCATATCTCTTTTATCCTCTTATTCCATGAATTCTCTTCTGCTCCCTTAAGTACCTTCTTCAAGGGTTTATGGGTATGATACATTAGAAGTGTCTCTACATTTCCGTACATCTGAGTCGCGAATAGGTTGATTTGTACTGACTGATCCGGTCCATATACGTACTCTGACATTCGTTGAATTAATAGGAAATCGAATATTAACCTCTTGGTAATTTCTGAAGCCCGAACTACCATTGTAATAACTGGGATGTCCTCCCCGAATCGTTTTGAAAAAGTCGCAGCTATTAAACATTGTTTACCATTATCATGATGATTGTTAAACATATAGGTTATATTGTAATTCTGATTGTACTTATTTCTCAGTACTCTAAGTTTACTACGCAACAAGTCAAGCTTATTAAAATCTATGTAGTTATTCAATAAGCTAGTCCACTTAGTTTCTTTATAATTGAAACATCTACCATAATCAAATTCTGGGTCTACCCAGGCTTTTCGTATTTTTATAAATACGTTATACACTACTGCTACCCCACTATTAGCCATAGCACCTTTCCCAAATAGGATTGGGTCTAATCTTAAAAAACCCTCATTAAGTTTTTCCCATGCTTCCTGTGAAGTAGCAAATTCTAACGAATGGAGGGATTCCTCCGTATTAAGCTGAAGTCCCTCTAATTTCTTATTCCAACCTGACATATAACTGGCTGATTTTTAATTAGTTACTAATAATTTGTAGTTTGCCTCCATAAATTGAGACGTTGTTTTTTAAAGAATAAACTAAATAGTCCGCAAGGAGTAAACCCATTCATAGCTAAAAATCCCATATAGAGATAGAATGACTTTACCAAAGATTCCTGAAAATCTATTTCTTTAGTCATCACTTGAGTTTGTTTCCAGGGTCTACATTTAAGGAAGTTCCTTGCTTTATTAAGTTCATATATTACTTCCCATAAATATAGCTTCTCGTTTTCATGAGATATCTCGCTCATTCCATGAAAACCTGGGGTATAAGAAACTATCTTATCATATTCTGCCCTATCTTCTCTTGCCCAATCGGTTGGACTTAGTATAGGGTATTTCCTTACACCTCGATGATCTGGGTACTTGATGAGTAGGTCTTTGACTCCAATTGCCATTACCTCAAATAAACTCTTGGCATCTTGATATTTTAATATATCTTCTGGCAATATATTAGAATACAAAAGCAAAGTAAAGAAGAATCCCAAAGCATCTGCTTGTTCTTCATTTGCATTTGCTAGATGATTTAATACCTGAGTATATTCCTCTGAGGTTAAACAATCATTATTCCATCCATAATCACGATATATAGATACTACTTCATCGGTAGATTCGAATCCTTCAGTTAACTCTTCAATAACTCTACCAATAAAATCCTTTAGAATAACTTGGCTCTTTGGATTATTTATATCTAATGGGTAATCTGGTAGCTTTTCTATGGATTTATACCCAGAGAATTGCTCTATCCCAAGAACATACATTTCTTGTAATATCCGTGCCTCAGTTTCTTCTACCTGAGGCACTTGTTCATTTATATTCCTGATGTCCATGATTATTTACTTCCTGATGAACCAAAACCATTCCCTCCTCTACTTCCCCACATCTGGGATTCAGTATAAAATTCCTCTTGTTGAATCTCTTCTGGCTCAGTGATATATATTGGCACATGAATAAATTGTACCAGCTTCTGGCCAGCCTCAATAACCTGGGCTTCTTGAGAAGTGTTGTATACTCCAATGTGTATCTCTCCAACATAGGGAGAATCTACTATCTCGGCAGTAAAGATTAATCCTTTCTTAGTAGCTATACCAGATTTGTTTGCTGCCATTAGCATAGATGCAGGCGGTTCTAACAAACCTTTGATACCCGATGGGATAAGTATCCTATGCCCAGGTTGTAAAGCTATATGCCTTACGAAATGTTCACTAAAGGGTATATCCAAATCATACCCTCCTGAATCGAACCAATTCTTAGAATGGATATCCTCTGAAGTCAGGTTGGTTGGTACATAAAAATCTAACCCAGCATCATTTGGGTTTGCTCTGTTGGGAGATACTACCTCCCTTACTTTGATAAATCTAAATCTGTTCATAATATATTACATTTACGTAAAAGTTGTCCAAAGGTTAATTTCTCGGGTCTAGAAACATGTACTCCCAATGAATTACACATTCTAATTACATCGGTAGAACCTTCCATACACAAATTAGCAAGTACATCACTTTGCTTTACAAAATAGTTTGGGTTGTTAAGGTATACCTTGAACATAGCCCATATCATGTCAATTTTTCTCATTGCATTCTTTATAAAGTTCTCTAATACGTTTCTTAGGTACTTCGAATTTCTCAACTGTTTTGGTAATAATTTCTTTTCTGTCTTTCCCTTTCCGAATCAAGCCTCGGATGTATTTCTTGATACCAACCGTATCTTCTAATACATCCAAATCCTTGTATTGATTCTTCTGTTCTAGCTCTTTCCTTGTGATATTCAAGTTCTGAGACATCTTGAATGCACATAGCTCTGAGTCTCCGCATAGCTTACACTCTTTAGTTGATAGGTCATACCCAATACCGAAGCAAGGGTCTCCATTAGTTCCCAGAGTACTAACATCTATGGGAGTAAGGATATCTTGCTTCGATAAGTCAGGAAGTTGTTTCTTTTTCTTAGCCATTATATGTCTTTTTTACGTTTATAATAAATGTATATCTCACTGTTATCTTCTATGGGAACATAGGAATAACCGATGTTATTAATAAATAGTTCCCTAAGTTTATATAATTCTTGGTATGAATTTCTATCATGGCTCTCTTGACATACTTTGACTACCATACCATTACTCCAGTACAAACAAAAGAAATGAGTAAAGCATTCGGGAGTATTTTGAGAAGTTTCCAAGCTTGATATCCATATCAAATCTCTACAGTTGAATACATGTTTAGGATTATGTACCTCCCCAACAACAAGAGATTTAAACCATTCCCTAATCTTCTTCATCATAAGTGTAATTAATGTGTTTACAATTGGGACAGACCCATTCTTTGAAATGCCATCCCTTAATTTCCAAATCCTTTTTATGAAAACGTTTCTTACATGAATGACATTGATAGCCATCCTTAGAAAGTATGAAGTCTAAAGCGAGTATTATTATCATAATAACAACCGCTGTAATTAAAATATATTTCTCCATCACTGAAAGCCTTTGATTTTCTTTTTAGTGTTATTGGGTTTCCTTAAAAGTACCCAGCAATAAATACCGGATGCAGAGATTTGGATTATCTTCCAACCATCTGATAATAGAGTAGTTAGTTTAGTATCATCTTCATCTCTGATACATATTAGTTTATCATTATTCATAATGCCTATATGCTTATTAATTGTAATCTTCTTTTCCTCCTACGGAGAAAAAGTAAATACTCATAGTACTTCTAGTTAACTCTTAATAAGGCTATGGTTAGGATGTTTCTTCCATAGCTTATCTAACAGTATTACTTTCAATTCTTGTCTCTGATAATATTGCTTTCTATGCTTACCATGCCTATCTAAATAAGGGCCAGGATAATGAAGGTCATCCAGGTATACTTTCTTTTTCGATTTATCGGTTCTTACCAAACGACCAAGAAACTGAATAGATTTTTCCTGACTATCCATGCTTGCTGCATTAAGTAAATACCTAAGCTTAGGAAAGTTTTTACCTCGAGCAATGATTGTAGTTGATACCAGGATATCTATTTTGCCTTCCCTAAAATCCTTCATTATTTGTTGTCTTAACTTAGAAGGAGTATTAACATGCACATAGGCAATATTATAGGCATCGCCCAGTTTCTTTTTAAAGAATTTATATAGATTTTCACAATGTGCAATATGCTTGCAAACTACGAGAGCAGGGTATCTGCCTTGATTAAGGTTCCATAGTAATCTATTATAAGCCATTAACCAAGCTGTATAACAATTGGTGATTGAATCATCGTATATTTCCTTATAGGAAATACAATCAGATTCCCAATTACCATACCAGGGTTTACCAGGTACCATCTTTACAACGGTTTTTGTTGAGTAACCCTTTTTGATAGAATCCTTAAGTTTAAACTCGGCAATCACTTTACCAAAGAAACATTCAAGGTTCATATTCTTAACCCTATCCTTAGCAAGCTTACTCATATAAATCGTACCAGATAATCCTATACGAATTCTGGTATTAAATAACCGAGTGATTACATTCTGATATTGCTTACTACCTCCTTGGTCAGCCTCATCTATAAGTACCATATCTATTTGAGATAATTCCTTTTGATAGAATCTCATATTTCTCGAAATAGATTGAACCATACCTATAGTAAAGTTACTCCAGTTTAAAACCTTGCCTTGAACAAAAGTGATATCTTCTCCGGGAAGATATTGCTTAAATTCTTCTCTAGCTTGATTTAACCAATCCGAATCATTAGTTATTAGCAAAGTCTTTAACTGCTTCTTATAGGATAAATATAAAGACGACATGATAAGTGTTTTACCTGCATTAACAGTGTAATCTAATACGCCAATATGAAAAGGTGTATTCCCTATCTTATTATTGATAACTGCCTTAACAGCTTTCTCTTGCTCTGGTCTTAATTTATATTTGCCTATATTCGTAACTACTTTACTGACTTTAGGTAAAGGTTGTCTCATATCTACAACTTTAGGTTTAATCCCCATCTCAATACACATATCGTATACTTTGGGAAGTAAACCTATTTTAAATTGCCCAGTCTTGGTGATGTAATGAATCTTACCGTCCCAATTCTGCATACCTCTTTGCCTTGTACGTAAGTAGAAAGCATTTGGATGTCGAATAGCGAACTCATTATAAAGTTTTTGTGCGAACTTAAGAGGTAAGTCGAGTTCGCACATATTCCCATTCTGTATGATTATCCTACTCATTTGATAATTACCGTTACACCCTTAGTAGATTTATCCATACCCATTGCTTCCTTGAGAAGTTTAATATGATGCTCCTCATCCGCAATCAATTTCTCAAGGAAATAATTCACGTCATCGTAATCTGGGCGTTCTTCGTATTGAGCAATTGCTCTTTGAATTTTCTTGTAGTGACCAATAGTTTCTATCTCGGAATTCAAAGCAATCTTTAAAGCTTGTTCCCAAGTAGAACCAATCTCAATCGTAGGATTAATATTCATGGTAGAGTAATCCTCATAGGGATCTGCCTTTTGTAAAAAGTCCGATATCTTATCAAGGTGTCTCATCTCTACCAAACCAATACCCAACATCAATTCTGATATTTCTTCAAATCTAGAAGACTGTTGGGTATACATAATGATGGCACTTAGTTCTGAGAACTTGGCATTCTTCCAAATCACATAGAACATATTAATTATCTCATCAGGCCATGGTTCGATATCCTTAAAATCTGGATAATCCACGGATTGGTCTGAATACTTGAGGACATCTATAAAAGCATTAGCTGCATCCTCTACTCTGTTTCCGAAAAATTGTAAACCTTTCATATCATTTTCTTATTTTATCCCAAAGGGAACCTTCAACTTCTGGTTCACCTTCAAGTAGTTGTTTATTCTTATATTTATATAAATACTTATTGTATCTTTCAATTGCTTTATCCGTATACATTTGTGCAATATCCGGTAACCCATTGCACCATGCAAGAGATTCAAACTGAGCATCGATGAAGGTCTTATAATTCCAGCCCTCCTCTTTTAGGAATTCACCTACCTTTGCAAAGTGTACATACTTCTCGGGTTGATTTTCATAAGACTCATATATACCAGTTGCCTTAGCAATCTTACCTATGAAATAATCATGTATCTCTTTAGTAAGTTCTAAATCTGAATGTTGTAATTCTATCTCAGCATCTATCTGATTAGTAATGTTCTCCTGCATGGATAATAACCTTTGCATAACATTACGATAATCAGTCATCCTCTTTAACCCAGTCTCAATGTATTTAATAAAACCTTCCCGGGTATCAAATTTGAAATCTTCACAGAAGTTATTACATACTTCTGCAAGCTTTTTACAATTTGCCCATTCCCGAGAATTACTTTCATTTATTTTACGAACCCCTCTATGCTTTAACTTTATACGAGTTGCATATAAAATATCAGCAACAAGGGCAGCATCCCCCTTAGATGCTAGTAAAATGTTATTAACTCGCTTAGTATTCTTATTGTTAGAAACTAAGACTGCTCTATGATTTATTGCCTCCTTTCGAGCAATAACAAAAAAAGCCTCAACTGGGAAATTATCTACCTCTAGGGTATTTAATATTTCCTCAAATTGAGACTTAGTTATATGGATAGATGGTTCACGCATAAATATATTATTTTATAATATAATAGGAACTCCCTATTTCAATGAGTTTCTGATTGATATCAATTCTTGATAACTTTGGTACCTGGTAGCATATACTAGCTTAAGTGTCTGACTTCTCCCTAAATCATTTACGTCTTTTCCGTCTGGTAAAAACACCACCTTGACTTTTTTATATGCAACAAGCTTGAGAGCCAAGTTGATGGCATATTCTTTTGCGTCTGGGTCCAACAATATAATAAATCTTTCGCATTGGGATTTAAGTAACTCATTGACTTGGAATGCAGATATAGCTTTGCCCATTGTGGCAATTGCTCTATCCCCAATTGTGAGAGCATTAAGTGCCCCTTCGCAAATGAATACCGACCGATACATCTCCAACGCATCATGATTAAAGATGATAAATTGTTTTCCCAAACCGGTGATGTCTTTGTCTGGGTTATTATATCTGGGTCCTTTGCCAATAACATTTCGAGCATTGTAATATCTAAGTTGGCCTTTGTAATAAAAGGGTATAATGAGGTACCCATACGTTGAGCCGCTTGTTCCATAGCCGATACCGTATCTTGAAAACTTCTCGAGGCTAAATCCGCGTTTCTTGATATATCCCCGAATGCTTTTTGCAAGTTGGCTATCCCCGAGCGAAATGTTTCTAAATCCCTCAGGGAGATATACTGGCTTACTTTCGGCAAGTTCGATTTTCTCTTCCTTAAACTGTAGTTCATCAAATTGGCCATTGTTCAAAAAATTAATTAGTTCATGGTACTCAGTAAATCCTTCTATATCCATTATTAGTTGAGCAGGAGAAGGATGGGCATTACATCTAAAACAATTGGTTCTATACATAGAAAGGTTAACTCCCAACTTATGTTCTCTCCCACAATAGGGGCAAGTTGGTATACGCATCCAGCCATGCCGGTAATCGTAACCTCCCAATCGTTTAATAAAGTATGTCCTTAGTCTAGATTTAAACTGATTGGTTATTTTCATACTCTCTTATAGCTTTCCTAATTACTTTTCGAAGTTTCTTTAAATCCTCTAAATCTAAATCATTGATACAAGTTGTTTGCCAACCATTATGAGATATTTCTAAAGCTACCCCATCAGACCATCTATCTTTTACTACCTCTACTTTCTTTGTTTTCATAACTGTTATTTAATATATTACGAATTACCCTATCACCAACTCCAAATCTCTTTCCTAGAACCCTTAATAAAGTTTTGTTTACTTTCCATTTAGTAAACCCTAATTGGATTAGTTCAGATAGTAATGTATTATAATAAGCTTTTACTTTAGGTATATCATTTAAGTTTAATTTACGATGTATATTATCCTTACCCATTACTGAAATCAGATTATTACCATCCCTGATAGATTGGTATACATTTTCTTTCTGGGTACCCCATTTTAGATTCTTATAATAATTATTATAAATATCGTTATCTAAGTGCATTACTACAGGTAAATTATTGGGGTTAGGTACATAAACAGTAGCTACTAATCTGTGAACAAAAATCTTTGTAGACTTACCATCCCTATAAAGGGATACACTATAGTATTTGGGACGTTTCTTTGGTATTAGTGGGGTAAACTCATTACTTAATTTACCCCTACTTCCTCGGACATATCTTGAATATACGCTCCCAGTTTTAGAAACGTAGTATCCCATAAATCCTGGTATATTATCTTTCATTATATATCTCCTTGCTTTTTGTTATATTTCTCTATATTAGCATCTGGGTTACTAGAACTTTTTAGAGAATTATCTAGTTGTTCTCCATATACCCTGTCATATTCTTTTCGTTGTTCTCTAGTAAATTCGGTACACCGTTGAGTTTCTGTAGAGCATTTAAAAAGAGCTCTACCTGATGGTAGACCATCCCTTTGAACCACTATCTCGGCCCTTAATATATCATCCCTTTCTTCTTGTTCTGTAGCATTTAACCCCATAATTACTTGAGCATTTCTTACTATGGCTATAGAACCAGATATATCATTTTCATCATATCTGGTTTTTCTATGTTTTTTACCCTCTCTAGTAATATGATGTGCAGTCCAGATTATATCAAGTTTCATTTCTTCGGCTAAGTTACTCAAGTCTATATATACATTAGAAATCCTTTCGAAATCCTCTCGGTCTCCAGCTATTGAGGCAAGCTTACCTGCATAATCTACCATTAATACTCTAATATCGATGCCTTGATTACGCAATTGAACTATCCTCTCTTTTATGTAAGTTGTATTAGTAATCATTGCAGGTACCCTCTCAACCACCAATTCAACCCCAAATCTTGCAAGCTTTCTTAAATGTTTAGCTTCAAGTTTATCATACTCACCTGAGTATAATTCCTTTTTGGTTTTATTGATACTAGATTGAATAAATCTGTCCATGATTTGGTCTTTACCATTCTCGGTATCTACGTATAATACGGATTTCTTCATTCGAAGATAACCTCGGGCAAGGTTTACCATGAAGAAAGTTTTCTTTGCTTTAGGTTTATCCAATATTACATTAATAGAATGTTCGGGATAACCTCCTGCATTAGTAAGGCCATTTAATTGCCTAAAGGGACAGGGTATTACCGAGGGTTCTGATTGTCTTTTAAACTGTCTCTCTGTAATATCTCGAATCATGTATATAGGTTCGTCCTCTTTCTTTGGTTTACTTTTCTGAAGTACTTTTTCAATCTTCCTTGAATACTCTTCATATTGTTCGAAGTTATCTAAATCAAAAGAGTCATTCAGGTTCTTCATTTCAACATAGGTAGAGAACTGGTAAATCTTTTCCTTGATATAATCTGCATCCGATAAGGGAATGTGATATAAATTGCTTATTAACTTATTGATATTAGGGATGTCATCCTTAGTTACCAAATCAATGTATGCCTTTGATTCTAGCAATTCTTTTAATACTTCTTTTAATACATTCTCTGAAGGCATCTTACCTTGCTTCTTAAAGTATTTTGATATACCCTCAAATATAAGGGCATGCTCAATAAGAACCAGGTAATTAGCTTTAATCCTTTTTAGGACTAGACCTCCTTCCTTATCTCTTAAAACAAACCGGAGTATCTCAAGTTGGAAATCCGGTGTGAAACTAAATTTGATGTTGTCTTTAAATTTCTTCATATCTATATTGCAATATTATATAAACTAATAGATTTTGATAGTACCGAGATAGTTCTGAGTATGTTGACAACTAACTAGAAACTACTAATCCACTACCTTAAGCTCCCGAATATTTAATATTATTATTTTATATAAGAAAAAATACTTATATTTGCATAACGAATATTTAAAAACATGGGAAAAAGTAAAGGAAATAATGGCTCAGAGCTTCATCGATTAAAACCTATGCAAGAATATGATGAAGCTACTTTCAATAGACTTTATAAAGTCTGTAAGCCAGTGATTAGGAATCTTACCAGACAGATTGATTATAAAAGGTTTAATCTTACACCAGATATAATTCAGTCTTATTTCTGGGACAAGATGTTATTTGTTTTTAATAAATACTATGGTGAATGTACTGAAGAACATCTCAAAGCAAGAATCCTTGCTTCCTTGAGTACATTTAAAAATAAATTGCTTCGTTCTGCATACGGAGAACAAGCAGAGTATAATCAAAGCCTCTTTAAACTGGATGATTTATTCGATAATGACAAAGAACTAGAAGATGATACCGAAGAAGAGAAAGCTAAATCAGAAATGCTTGATATGATGTATACTTATATGAAGGATAAGCTTTCTCCAGATGCCTATCTTTTGTTTGAGGTATTAATTACTCCTCCCCCTTTTATCAAGGAAAGGCTTGAAAATAGTACTCGAATAACTAATATAATGCTTATCGAATTTTTCGAAATGCCTAAGACTAATGAATCTATGAGATATATATCAGAACTTAGACAAGATATACAATATTGGGAAGACCGAGCTAAAGAAGAACTTAAATACTAAACACAAAAGAAAAGGGACGTTTCCCAACGTCCCTTTCCCAATTGATTTTTACTATGCAAAACACAGATTGTAAACGAATGTTTACTCTTAAACAATACAAATAGTACACATGAGTTTTAATACTACTAAATAACTAATAACAACTTTATGATGATATTTTTTGGATATATCGTAATGTAATAGTCGGTGGCAATTTTTCAATATCCAAAGTTTCTACCGAAGTTTCTTGTAAGAAAGATTCCCCTAATAGGTTCCAGCTTACTACGATAGCACCATCTTGAATACCCTTGGTAGGAGTTCCTCTACCGAAATCTCCATTCAATCCCGTCTCCCTATTAAAGAAAGATTGAGGACGAACGTTCTCCCAGTTATTGGCATTATCTTGTTTACCTTTAGATACACCAAGAGCATGCCTATGCTTAGGAAGGTCATCACCTTTAATTGAGATTAAGAAGTTACCCTTAGTGGGTGTATAGTAATCTCCGACATTCTGTAGCATTACTTCATCTCCAATCTGAACTCCTCCAGCTTGGTAACCAATAACTATTCTACCAGCTGCCTTAGTATATTCTGCCCAGCCCTCCGGTATTACATCGGTTTCCCAAAGAATGATAGAACCGATTGGTAAGTTAGCAGTACTCAGAGATTCAGCGAATTCTTTTCTGATAGCCTCAATCTGACTATCGATGTATTGCTTGATATTTAACTTAGTACCAGATTCATCTATTACCGGGAATCCTGAATTTACTTGTTCTAATCTTTTCACTGATTCTTTCATCATACTCTGAGCAGCAGTAGTATAAGGGATTTCTTGGAACTTACCCTGATAGGGTACGATAGCAAAGTTCTCATTTCGTTTGGTCATTGCATTAGTACCCTTACCATATACTCCGATAAGAACAACGGAAGTTTTATTATTAGAGTAATAAGGGCAAGCACTCTCTACCATCTCTAGAAGATTGCTATAGGTCATACCGTAATTAGAATATACATCATTATTAATGATATCCGGTGTACGATTCTCTTCGGCAATCGGATAATAAATATCCAGAGACTTTTTAAACAAGGTGTAGAAGCTTTCGGAGGATTCATTCCAATAAGCTACAAAGTCTACTGGATTATCTACTGGTTCAGAAATAGTAGTATGTACTGCAAAGAGTAATACTTCTTCTGTTGAACCTTGGGTACCTTGGATGTTCTCAATAGTAATCGTTTGTTCATCAGATATAAATACATACCCATCCCTTGAAATACACCCAAAGTTTACATCTGGCAATTCTCCATCTTCTGAAGCCTTTGCCATATACCTTGCCATAATCCTATCCTTGATTACATTGGCATACTTACTTCCAGCAACTCCCTGAGGAGATACCACTAACTTGTTACCATTTATGGTAGCTGAGCCAAATCCACAGAATGGTCCTAAACCAGAAGGAGCAGCAATTGCCTCTGCTGCTTCCTTTGATTTAATAATACCTTCATACTTAAAGTACGTCTTCATTGTCCTTAGTATTTTTAAATTGATTCTTTTGTTCTGACATATCTTTAAATGCTTCACCTACATCCTTGAACTTGAGGGTTAACAATTTAAAGAGTATTCTCCATATACTGTACCGTTTCTTAATACCATGTATTTCACAGATGTGTCCATATATACTATCCACTTCGAAACAGTAGCATATTACCATAACCGTTATTGATACCACTATTGGGTTCATCCCATATGGTTCTCCAATAGCTTTACCAAGTACAGCACCAAGTAGAACATAGCAGATATAGTCTACTATCTTGTTTAGAGTTCTTCTTCCAGCTCTAGATTTTCGAATTTCGATTTTCTGTAACCTACTTGCAGATAACCCAAACCATAAGTCTGATAGGATTAGAATTATTGCAAGGATTATCATCCATCTCAAATCATACAAGATTTGTGTACACTCTCCCAATATACCCACAGTGAATGTCTTGAATAAAGACTGAGTTGTGGTTTCTGTTATTCTATCGATTGTTGAATTTATCATTGTTCTACTATTTGCCAAGATTGATTACTGTAAGTTGTAATGGTAAATGTTTTCTCTGAGAGGTCATCATGTTCCCATTCTAACTTTTGAGGACTAACGCTTAAGAGGTCTGCATCTACTACGGTGAACTTAGTTCTCTTCGAAGTATCTACCACTGATTCGAATATATACTCTCCAGCTTGTGCAGTTACAAACTCATAACCAGCACCACCTGCATCATAAGTAGTTACTTTACCAACTTCCCTTATTCGACTATCGAAATCAGGTTTATTAGAAGTACACTTGATTAAAGTAGATACTTGTTTAACATTCCCCTTTAGTTCTGCATAAGTAGGAGTACAAGAAATCTCTATGATTGTAGGATAATCTTCCAGTATTACTTGACATCTTAATGAAGAACCATCATCTGCCACAAAGGTATAAGTCCCAGCCTTGGTAAGAACAATTTCCTCATCAAGGTTATAGGTTTCCCCGTTCTCATCACAGGTAGCAGTACCACTTACATTGACCCCATTTTTCATTTCCTCAAGATGGAACTTACAAGCAGACTTCTCATCCAGTAATTGGTATACTGCATAAGTATCATCTATCAGGTCTTCTGGTAATGCCCAGTTGGGTTCTTTCCAATGACTGTCTGTAGCATCCGAAGGTACTATCTTTAACTTGTTCTGATATACTACTGGAGAGTTATTAACTACCAGAGTAGTCTTAGCAGTAGGATAAGCTACTGACTGGAAGGTATAAGTCCCTGCCCTATTTGCAGTATATACATATCCATTCTGAGCATCAAAGGTTTCTCCAGTTTCAATTACCCTTACTCTATAATCATCACCATTACCAGAGATACGTTGTATCTTTACGGTAGTCTTGGCAGAGCCATTGAATAATGTAACTGTTGGTGGGCTAACCGTAATTCTATATACTGCAGTCTTACCAGATACTACTTCGAATATACCTACACCTTCATCTGTTTCCCTTTTATCCAGTGTACATTTAAACTTATAAGTACCATAACTATTAGCAGTAAACTTATCCCCGTTCTTAAACAACTTAGTATCACCAATTAGCTTACAGTATAGTTCACCAGTAAATGATTCTGGATAATTAGATTCAATGGTAAGAGTAGTGGTAGCATCTTTAATACTTTGCTTATCCCCAACTCTAAATTCAGAAGGTGTACATCTTACCTTATATGTAACCTCTTCTCGAGTTACGACAAAAGAAGTTTGCTTCACTGGGAACTCTACTACCTCGAATATATAGGTACCTGGTTCGGAAAACTCCCAAGTTGAACCAGAGACTTTCACTATATCCGTACCAGATAATCGTACATTACAAGTTTTCACTGTACCCTTATAAGATACATTTGCCCTTACTACTGTACTTACTTTTAGGTTAGTAGGAGTTATCTTTCCAGTAATTGGGTCGCAAGTAATAGAATATACTCGATTATAGGATTCTTGATTAACGGTGATTTGGGTTACCTTAGTAGGGTCTCCCACACTTCTAAAATAATAAGTACCTGCCCTGGGTATGTTAAAGATAGAACCACTTTCATGTTTGGTGTAACCCCAGTTTACGTTATCACTAGATATCTGGTACCTTAAGTCAGCATTTACCCAATCTGAAGTTACTGTTACCTTCACTGGTACTTCATATACTTCAGAAGTAATCAAATTGGGTTGGTCTGGATTTACTAACTCGGCTTTAATAGTATACCCATCATTTACGGTAAACCCATATTGAATATTGAAAGATACATGATAGGGTATGAACCTTTTAAAGAAAGCCTCTACAGCTTCTCTAAATTTTCTAAAAGCTGCCGAGTTCGAAGTATATCCATGACCTGTAAGTCTAAAGGTTACTGGTATACACTGAGAACAATCAAAAGTATTATCGTAAGTATACTTATCGTCATACTGATAGTATTGGTCAAAGTGTGGATTGCCTTTTACCCAACCATCATAGCTATCTGCTTTTGCAGGGTCTGTTACTACGCAGGTTAATCCATACAACCTCATCATTATCTCGAAGAACTCAGAGGTGCCTCTTATTTTAAAAAGAGATATTGAGTACTTCAATATGTTTCTTACTTGAGTACTGGTTAATGTAAGGGGTCCTTCCTTTGGGATTATCCAAAGCTTTGATAGTTCTTGGAGTTTACTATCAGAGTAGAACCCATTAAAGTACTCTGCCCATTTCTGTGCATCTATAGTGTTCCCATAAGCAAAGGGCATTTCTCCAAGAAATTGCCAAAGGAAATTGAGGTACATATCTGGTGCCTTATCTATATCAATAATATCCAGAATGTTCTCAATGTCCTTCGTAATATAATCTTCAAAATGCTCTCCACAAATTTCTAGAAACCTCTCTAAGATGCCTTTGCCATTTACCTTATAAGTGTCTTGGTCCTTATATTCGAATGGTAAAAAATCAATTAGATTTTTAAGGTTCACCATTTTTATACGATTTCATTTACTGTTAATGTTAACTGTGAAGCATTTTCGAATACCGGTAAGTTAAAACCTGGGTCTTCATAATCATGGTTGGGTTCTGATACCGTAATAGAATACCGATAGCCCGATTGATAGCTGTTGTTCTGAATGTCCAAAGAGAAATCAAAACCATTAGCTTTATCGATAATCTGGATAGAGCTACCAACTGAGCCAGTAGTTACATAACCATTTGATACCGAACGTACTGTAAAGGTAGTTGAGGAATTGAAGGTTATGTAGTAGGTCATAGAACCCTTTGCCTTGTTTAATTTAAACTGGCCCAGGTTTAGTTCCTTATTACCATAAATGGTAGTGGGCCATGGTTTAATATAAAACTTGGTAAGGTGAAGGTAATCTACGGTTGATAAGTTATCTATTAGGGCATATATATCTGATACCCTTACGCTTCCACCTATCTGAGCTTGCTCTGGAGAATAGGCATTGTATAATGCTGTAAGAATTTGAGTTTGTATCTCTGCAGTCTTATAAGACTTCTTACCGGTAACATCCATCTCTAGAATAATCTGAACCTTGCCTGCAGATTTAACCTTCAACCAAGTAGTCATAGGAGCCCTTTGAGATAATAGGTTGTATACCCTATTTATTAATTCGGAAGAAGCAACAGCTCCACCATCTGGGCTAATATATATAGTAAGCTTTCTACCACATTCATAATCGGCTTTAGCTTTATTTACTCCATCAACTAACATAGCTAAACTTTCGAAATCCTCTTTGGTAATTGCTACTCCCAAAGTCTTTACACTCAAAGGTATGTGTTCCTTGAGCATGGTAAAGTTTTCGTAGTTTGAACCGCCTCCAGCATCATAAGCATTACTTACAGTAGCATCCGTAATTGAGGAAGATATTACTGAAGGTACCGATGTAATGGTATTACTCTTTACATTACCCTGAGTACCATTGGTTAAATAGAATACTACATTGGTTATCTTTGCACCTGCAGCTGGTTTCTTACCAAAGGTACCATCTCCAAACATTATATAGGGATTGAGTGCCTCATCTACTGAAACCATAAAGTGTTTGTCTGTAGGTTTGGATTTTGCAAATGTATCTACTAATACCCAAGTTTCCCCACCTATCTGCAATGACATAGAACCTTGTTCATAATACTTACCCTTTGGTAATGTACCAAGATTAAGTATAACCCTATCACCGGTGGGTATTACCATATTATTTAAAGCACTTGCAGTATACCTTTCATGTTGTATGATGGGTACCTTACAAGTAGTTACATTCGAATACCAAATTACATCTCTAGCAGATAACCAAGAATTACCACTGGAATCTGTAAACAGAGTACCATGAGGTATAGTTAATTTAGCACCAATAGAATTACCCGTAATGCTTCTGGATAAGATTACATCTACGGTAGCTGCAATCGCTGCCCGAGCATGGTAATCTACCAATGCCCCATGTTTAACTACCGAATCATACCTCCTTGCAGTAGATAGGAAAGTTTCCCTTGCCATGTTATCTACGTAGTAATGAAGTACTTCGGCAATTGCCGCAAACAATGAGAGGATAATAATTAAGATATTCCCCTCCGAATAATCCGTTATGAGTTTCTGACCTTGAGGGTCTTTGAGTCCCATAAGGGATTCAACCAGCTTGGCCTTAATCTGTTGATAAGACCTCTGGTATGGGTTAAGCCATTTATTTGTGATTCCCATATTATTGTGTATTTAATGAATTATCCGAACTGTCATAGGTGATATCGAGGTACTGACTAGAATTTGTTCCATTTACTACATATGTTACTTCTATGTGTATTTTTGCATCAACTCTAGTAACGGTGATATTTTGGAAGGTTATCCTTTGTTCCCAAGCACCTATGGCTTGTTTTAAAAACTCTTTAATTATAAAACTTAGGGCTTGTGAGTTTGGCTCCTCAATACATTGCCATAATTTACTACCAAAGTTTTCCTGTCGAAATCTCTGGCCTATCATGTAGTATAATATTGAACTTATATTATCTCTGATAAGTTTAAAATCCCCATTTACTGGGTACCAACCTCTTTCACCCTTTTCATTAGTTGTAAGTTGGATAGGATAAGTTACACCTATACCAACTAAGTCTGTAAAATAATTCTTTTCCATTAGTGTATGCAGGTTTTATCCTCATAATCGTCTACAACGAATTGTGAGAAAGGTTTAGTTGCTTGAGTTAGAGTTGGACCTGAAGAACCTGGTCCAGTAGTTACACCTGAGTGTACATGAGAATTGAACATACTGCGAAGTTGTTCTAGTTCTTGGATAGTTTGATTTAGTTTTTCGGTTAATTGAAAAATATTGATTACTCCACCATTTTCTCCAGTATTAAGTATCACTGAATCGCCAGAAGATACATTTATATCTCCCTCGGCATTTATTACTATCTCTTTCTCCGAACGAACATTTACAGGCCCATTGAAATGTAAATTGAGTTCTCCGTTATCATCATCTATGACTATTAGGTTTCCTTCAGGAGTAACTATCCCCATTTTATTAGGACCATCTAATGGTTGAGGTATTTGGCTCATTCCCCAACCATGGTATTCCCAGAGTGGTTTAGTTGGATCTCCAAATTCAAAAGTAACAAATACCGTATCTCCCACTTTAGGAGCTAAGAATTTAAAACCTGAACTAATTGAACCATGTTGTCCTTTAGGATATGCCCAAGCAAATACTCCCCCCATTACCTCTGGAACACATACCTTTACTCTATTCATATGTTTCTCTACATCGTCATTATCAATAACAATGCCTCGATAAACAGAGTAATACCGACCAAGACCCTCTAAGCCTTCGTCGGTTATTATCTTTGCTGTTTCGTAACTCATACCCTTATTTTTCTACATAGATTTGACTTGCTATTCGCTTATGCCTTTTAGCTATGTCTCGGTATACTCGATTAGCTATGGCCATATAATTAAACTTAACCCCATAATCTTCAGGCACTTGGATTTGTTTAACTGATACCTTGCCCGGGATTAACTTACCCTTAGAGGTAACTGTATTACCTGTAGATAATACTATACCCTCTGCCAAGGCTTGAGGATTATCGGCATTTACTTCAGTATAATAAGCCTTCTTTCGAATAAACTCAGCTTGACCCTTGATATCAATTATGTCCCCCTTATCATTCAAGAAATGCTCATTGTAATATACCTTCTCATTATAAGTAAAGTTAAGATTAAGATTCTGAGAAGTACTTAGGGCTTTTTTATCTTGCCCCTTTTTAGTTTTAGCATTAGCTTTAGCATCATTAGCTACGATGTTTTGAGTAGATAAATCAGTTTTAGAAGTTACAGAGCCAGACTTGGAATTGTTCTTTACTAATTCCATATTAGTTATATACCCTTGACCGGCATCCATAGAATGAGTACACTGTTTTATATACCAAAGCCCTGACCAACGTTTCCCTACATTATCTATTCGGATTATTTGGGAAGTTGCTAGCATAGGTCTACCCACTACCTGAAGTTGACATACTAACCTTTTCTCAGTTTGCTTTAAACCACCATTGGCATTAGCATTAGCTGCCCAAGCATACTTATCGGCACCACCGTATCTACTAAATAAATTATGGTAAAGTTTATAAAGAGGTACCTTGAGATTTACCCTTTTCATATGTCTTACCTTAACCCTCTTACCATATTGACCTTGACCATAACCCTTAGTAGTATCAACTTCCATATCGGATAATACTTCAGTATAGGGGTCTTTCTTTAAAGCTTCGAAACCTCTCTCTGAAGCAGGTAATATTCCAGCTTGAAAATTGATACCAGAAGCTATACCCGCTCCTGCTTGTTTAGAGGTATAACCCTCTGGGTCATAATCTAAGGGGTCTACATACTCTTCTACCATAAATTCCATACCATCTTCATCTTCGAAAAGATACATTTCGCATTCTAATAGCTTCTTAAGATTAGCTTCTAACTCTTTACCATTTTTAGAATTTTTTAGTACTTGCTTAAGGGCATTCTTCTTATCATCAGGTAACTCGTTGGCTGCTTGATTAATGGTAGCTCGTACTTCTTCGGTAGACATTTCATCAAATCTCCTTTGCTTACCTGCTTCATAAGCACCTACTGGACCCACTGCTTCATACTCTTCTACTCTCTTTTTATATTCTGCAGTTTTTTCCATGTTATACTGAAGCTGAGTGTCCCAAGCATCCATTACCTCTGTAGGAGTAGTAGGATGACTTCTATAATCTTCAAACCCATTGCCAGTAATATTAGACACCATAAGGTTATCTACCTGAGCCACAGGAGGTCTTAAAGCTAATGGAGGTTTATCCTCTGGCTCATTTATATTAGTTGATAATACCGATAAATCTTTACTATCTGGGTCTAGAGATGGAGCTAATACTGCTTTAACTCTTTTAGTTATTTTCTGAGTAGCAAAAGATACTCTAAGTACTTCCCCATTCTCTCCTTGATATGTATAAGTACATACCGGTTCTTCATGGAATTTCCGATTATGTATATAGATAACACCATCCCTTGAATCCACATACCATGGCCCATTAGTATACCCTTTCATCTTCTGTTCTAATTGAACTAAGACGTTCTTGCCCACTAACCCAAAGTCACTATCAATTAAAGCTTTCAAGTCTTCTGGCATAGCTACTTCTGCTACTCCACTGTATTTGTTAGCATAGAGTACTTTACCAGTAGTAGTACGGGTACTCTCTGTGGGTACCTGTAGTGACTCGTATACTTTATTACTTATTATCTGTTGTTCCATTACTGAAATATTTCTATGATTACACCAGTAGCATTCCCACAACCATTGTCTAAATAGGTAGATAATTTATAACCTTCCATGTCCGAATGAACATAAGCAGGCTGATATCTTAAATCCCCTGAAGAATCAATGCACTTAATAGTTACATGAGTACCTGTAGAATCGAATACGGCTTCGAACTCTCTTACCTTAATTATTTTTATGGGCCCAGATATAAATTGGCCATCAGGGTATATATATCCCCATTGAAGACAAATGTTTTGGTTCTCTTGAATCTCGGCAATATCTACAGTATCAGGATTACCCGTATCGAAAGTAATGGTAGCCAAGTTTTCTTTTTCTTCATCATATCTATAACTCCAGGTACTTATATACGCTCCAAGGGGTATACCTGTAATGGGATTCATTATAGGCATACCTCCAAAATTGAAAAGGGCCAAATAAGGTTGACCCATTCCATTATATAATATAGGTTTCTGTTTAGCTGCCATAAGTCGGTATTCTTATTAGAGTTCCCATTTCTAATTCCTTAAAAGGATTCAGTATCTTATTAGCTTCAGCTATAATGTACCACTTACCAGAATCACCATAGTACCTGAAAGCAATGTTCTGCAAGGTTTCCCCATCTTTAACGGTATGTTGAATATCGTTAGAGGATTCCGGTACTACTGGAGGTTTAGCTTCTAAGGAATAATCCCCATCGTTATACTTCAGAGCATAGGCATTATTATATGGGCTAGCCCCCTTTAGATATTGGTTAACATCAATCATATTTAATACCCCCCGTCTTTTTAAGTGAATCAGAATTTATAAAATCTCCATAGGATAAGTTATATGCACTTACTCTCTTGAAAATTAATTCTTGAGTTGCTGCTGCAGGCAATAACCTACCATTACCAAAAGTAGCTGGCTTTCCGGGTACCCTTACTCTATAACCATTCTGGAAGTTCTTCAGAGTATAAGTTGCTGAAGTAAGAATGTAGTTGTGATTATCAAATATACCGGAATCCCCCCACTCAATCTTAACAATCGGAGGAGCAGCCTGGTAACCATTAGATTTAGACCATGCTTCTAATAACCTACATTTATTGATTACCTCTTCAGGATTTTCTGGGTCATTACAGTACCAAGATACATTGAATTGAATGATGTCTTCAGCACCAGTAAAGTGATACATTGGTACATTGCGGCCCATTGATTTAATGGTTGCCCATGTAGTTTCTCCCCTAAAGTCCAATTCTGGAGGTCTATTCTGTAGGGTAATATATTGAGTAGGGTTAACAGTCATGTTATATATCCTTACCTCATTCTGATATATAACATCTGCTTTAGCCTCAAAGTTTCTGTAATTAGTGGTATTCTTATTCCCTTTTGCTGGGTCTACTCCTTCACCTTCTTCTAATCTCGGAAATTGTAATTCCATTCTCCATTTAGCTTGGAGCTGTTTATTTATAACTGGGTTCTTAGAGGATATCTGAGCTTCTCCCATTACCCCATTTGGAGTATAGAGTTTACCCTTTGGAGCATCATCTTTCGGGAGAGGTGAAGTAACTCGGTTAAGTAATATCCGAGCTCTCCATAGCTTATTTAAGGGACCAGTAAGAACACCTGCCGTATCTCTTGTAAGGTCATTGTATTTTTCAACAACCTTACCTGCTGCTTTATTTAATACTCTAGCCATAGTGTTTTAGTTTTATATTCCCATTACAAATGCAGCTCCAGTAAAATCTTGTTGAGAACCTGGAGCATAATCTCCAACTGCTTGACCATCTACTGAGATATTGATACGAGAATCTCTCATACCTTCTTTAATAGCTAACCTAACAGCATTAATAAATCTCTCTTCATTCTGGGCTCTAATGGTAGTTGGGTCTTCTTTCTCTTTATTCTGAGCTTCAGTATTCCTATCTACTGAATTACTAAGGTAACTAATACCCTCAATTAATAAAGGAAGACCTACAGTAATTGCTAATCCCCAGGGTCCACCGAGTAATCCCATAAGTCTACCACCTATAGAGGTTAAACCTTTTATAGCACCTTGCCTAGCCACTTGACTACCAACTTGGGCACCTGCTCCAGCTAAAGCCCCTCCAGCTAAATTACCCGCCATAGTAGTTGCTAATGGTACTCCAGGATTTGGTGTCTTAACATATCTTCCGGTTTTAGTGTTATAAAATCTACCAGCAGAATTCATACCAATACCGCTTGACATCATTTGGAGTTGAACCATGGTTCTCATAAGGTTAACCATCCTTACCATGTGTGCTTCCATAATGGCAAACTGAGTATTAGTTTTTATTGCTGCAGCAGACATACCTTCAGTAGAAGCAGTAGCAATAGTCTGTAAATACCCAACAGACCTAATAATACCTCTTACAGTATTAAATCCTGCAACAATAGTACCTACTACTACTGCAGTAGCTCCTACCCTAAGACCAAAACCTCCAACCCAAGTTTCTGAAATAGAATTAATTACTTTGATTATAGAGTTACCCACATTTAGTACTGGGGTAAAGATTCTACCCAAAGCCGCACCTGCCGTAACGGTTAAGTTCTCTAAACTTGATTCGAATTGGTCAATTACACCTGCATCGGTTTTAAGACGTTCTTCATTAAGTCGGTTTACTGCTCCCATGTTTTGGTCATAGGTAGCAAGTATCTTACCCATCTTATCTCTACCAGAAGCAATATCTCTAAGTACTGGAAGCATGCCTCGATTACCACGAACACCAAAGATATTGAAGAAGGTTGGTGTTTCTATCCGTGAAGGTAAGTCTACTGCCGCCTTGGCAAATTTCTGATAGATAGTGTAAAGATCTATAAGGTTACCCTGAGCATCGAAAAACTCATCAGGACTTAAGCCCAAGTCTGCTAAAGCGTTATAGCCTTTCTTTTTTTGATTAACAAGAGAGAGTTGTAAGTAACGAATCATATTAGCCAGAGAGGTACCTGCCATAGAACCCTGTATACCCATATCCCCCAATACACCGATGGCAGCAGCCGTTTGCCGAAGATCTACTCCAGCAGTTGCCATATCTGCTCCTGCATAAGATATGGACTGGGCTAAGTCTGTTAAAGATATATTTGCATTAGTAACTGCAGTATATAAATCATCGGTTACTCTAGCGGCTTCTCCCATTGGGATTTGGTACATTGACATGATATTGGTCATCAAGTCAGCTACACCACCTTTCTGTCCCACTGGCATTGTAAAGATTGAAGCCAGCTTAGATGCCGGCCCAATCATTTCTTTAATAGCATCGAATTTATTACCCGCCATAGCCAGGTATCTTTGTCCTGATGCAACATCCGAAGCAGTAAGAGGAGTTATCTCATTGACATCTTTTGCCAATTGTAACATTTCTCTTTGTTCTGCAATGGTAGCACCAGCAATTTTCGAAGCAGTCCAAACTTCATTCTGAACACCCGCAGAGTATTTATAGGCCCTTGCCATTCCCCCTACGAGCTGCATTCCGAAGTCCATTGTATTGGAAGCTGACATCTGTATACCTCTATTCCAGGTATTCATATCATTCATCATTGTTCTGAATGACCCAGATATCTTGCCAGCCTCTTGAGAGAATCGGTCTTTTAAAACCATGGCAACACCGACCTCTACTATACTCCTACTGGTATTCATAATTTATTTTCTTTTCTTTAATTGTTTATAATATTGTTCGGCCATTTCCTTAAATATTTTCCTGATTCTATACGGAAGACGTAAAAAGCCGAAATAGTCTAAGGCTATCTCGGCTCTGGTGATATAAACAAAATCACTCTCTAACATTACTCTTCCGTCAGGTAGAAAAAATTCGGTGCCCAAACTATAGGATAAGTTCTTTCCTCTCCAGTGGTTGGATTAGTGATGTAAGACTCACCTTTGAAAATGGGGTCCATAGATAAGATATACTTTCTCATCTCAGCCATATCCTTTGCAGTAAATGGGGTAAAGTTTTCTACCTTTTCCCAACTACCATCAACCTCTAAGTAAAGGTTCCGACAAAGAAGAGGAGCATTCTTAGTTTGCTTATCCAATGGCAACTTCATGAAATCTTGTTCCCCCTTACCCGTCATACAATCGAATTTAATCTTCTTGCCAGAGGAGAGAACATATTCATGGTTTATCAATCTAACCCCTTCTGGATAGTAAGGGATAGCATCGGGCTTTTGATTCAAATCATCCTCAGTTGGAGCAGTACCGTAATCGAAAAGGAACTCATGAAGGTCTTGGCCATAAGTAACTTTACCTCCATTCTCTTTGCCCCAATCATATTCAAATTCTACCTCATCCCCCAAAGAGAAGATACGAGAATTAAAGATAATAGCATAGCGGTCATTGACCGGTAAGTTAAGGGCATCATCTATGGTTAATTTCCCATTGGGTGTAGCCGTAGTTCTAATTACAATTGCTGCAATGAACTTGGTAAGGTTCATCAAAGTCTTCATGTCTGAAAGGTTACTGAGGATATCCTCATCAGCACCATTCTGTTCTCTGATTTCATATTCGTAACCAGAGGGTCCGGTAAATCTAAATGTTCTAAATTCCATAACTGTTATTTTTAATGTTTACATATGTTCATAGTACTCCTTGTAACAACAAGAAAGGGGTGAGCTCCTATCACAGGAATCCCACCCCTCCACCGAATCTTAGTGAAAATAGACTAAGGAATTAGTATTTATCTGCAGTACCAACTGAGAACTCTATGGACTCAATGGTATTCTCTGAAGCCATTCTGTCCAAGTCTAAGCCGGTAATCTTACATGGCCATACCTCTTCGAAGACATGGGTATTAAGAACTGAGACTCCATCTTCGGCAAGTTCGTTTACAATTGCCGTTTCCCAGTATTGGCTTGGTACTAAACCACCACCAACTATGTGGTCCTGGCAAGAGTATAGCCAATCATGAAGCCATGTATCGGAACCTGCAGTAGTCATAAGTTTCTCTACGATAAGATTACCTATAGTAACCCTACCTGCAGTTTTAACGTCTCTATTGACGTCCCCATGAGCAACCTGGTCAATCTCAATATCCGGCAAAGTACAACTTTGAAACAGATAAGTATTGATAGGGTGTTTGGGGAACATGATGCTCCACAAGAATTTCTTCCGTGGGTTTTTTACTTTTGCTCCCATCGTTATATGTTTATAGGTTATTACTTGTTTCTACGATTGATACAGATTTGGATGCCGCATCAATTACAATCTCCATAGTTACTTCTTGCATAGGAACTACATCCTTATACTTAAGAATAGCACGGTACTTACCTTGACGGGCATCTGCCTCGGTATTAATTGAAAGGTCATCCCAAGAAGTTGCATCTTGGTCACCCATCCAGGTATACTCGGTCATAGCATCTTCATCTACCAATGAATCCAGTGTAGGTTTAACCTCCAACCAGATTCTCTTCCAAGTACTCCAAACGTTTGGTTCTTCGATATATTTGTTGAGTACCGGGCGAAGGAACTTCTTCAGGTAAAGGTTCAGTCTTACGATTGAAAGGAATCTTTCAGAATCCTGTTTCACTTGAGAAGAGAAGCAATGCCATAGCATGGTTTGCTTACCTGAATCTGGAGTATCTTTGATTACCATCTCATTGATATAATTCTGAGCAAGGGTGTTCAGTTCGTTATATCGAGAAGGAGAACCATAGTTAGGGCATACTGGACCAACTGCATCTCCAATAACCCCTCGGTTCATACCAGCAAAGGATTTCCAAGGACCATATTGAGTAGCAGAGGCATCTCCCAAACCAACAATAGTACCCACTACATCGGAATCCTGAAGATTACCGTTTTCGTTGTAGTACTTAAGTCCACCACCAAAGTAGGCAATGTACTTAGAGTTACCTACAGTACCAAGGCAAGTCTGTACCCAAGTAACCTGAGCTTTGTAATCTCTTGCCTGAGTACCTTGAGTATAATGGGTTAAGTGTTTGGGAACTTCGATATACAGTACCCATTCCATCAGTTCTTTTGCCATATCAGCAGCAGCCTTGTATACTTTGAGTACCTCTGAATCTTGTTCCAAGTGTTGAGAGATATGTGAAATAAACAATTGGTAGAAGTCTGTGTAGTCTCTTACCAAGTCCAGTGAAGCAATCCATTCTTCGGCAGTTGGAGTGGAACCTGCACTACCGATAGTACCATTAAACAGTTTCTCTGTTTCGGAGGGTGCAGCATCTCCCACGGTAATAGTGATAGCATTCTTAGTACCATCGATATCATCGGTAAGCCACTTAATTAGGTTTTCAAAAGAGGAACCTGCAGTAATTACCGGCTTAATATATTCCGAGTTCTTAGCAAATGCACTAAGAGCAAGGTAATCTACCGAAGTATTATTGTTATCATCGGCAGTTTTGTAGGTTATTACTGGACCCTGTTCAAGTACTTGCCCATTAGCCGAATAGATTTTATAATACAAGGTATTAGCTTGCTTATAAAAACCAACCTGGAAAGTATCTGCACTACCAATGGGATCTCCATATCCCTTGGTTACTAATCCAAAACTATAGGTAGTACTACCTGATTTGAAAGTAATCAGAGCAGAGGGTTTAGCCGAGTCGGGTACAGCAGAAGCAACTGAAATCCCATCTTCTGAATCTTTAGCTTTTCTTGCCGCAGCCGAAGAAGCAGTTACTGTACCTTGAGTAGCTCCCTTGCCAAGTACTCGAATAACACGAAGCTTAGAACCACCCTGCAAAGCCTTTTCGATATTTGATACAGAACCATCTGGTACAATTTCAGAACCATAGATTCTTTGGAACTGAGAGAAAGTAGAAATGGTTTCTGATGGGTCATCGTATGGGCCCTTAGTAGTTCTAGCCAATACACAAGAAACTCCTAACATGGGAGTAGTTTGAAGAACATTGTTGTTCTTAAACTTAAAGTCAATGTGAGGTGAAGTTGGCATAATTCTATTATGATTAAAGTTAATTACTTGTTTAATTTATACCCTAGAGTATTGTACCTATACCTTAGGTACTTTTAACTCTAACATTTCATTTTCGTTTTGTTCTAACAATCCAATAAGAACTGATATATCCTTGATGGGTGTAAGAGTACCTTCTCCCAAAGCTTTTTCTGGAAGAATACCGTCTTTACATACATAAGTGTATACCTTCTCAAGTATACCATGTTCTACATCTGGATGGTCATAATAATTACCAATCTCAATGAATAGGTTTCCGGTGGGAGCAAGCCTGCCCTTTTCCCATTCCTCTAAGTCATTGAAGTATGGTCTCACGTATCCTCTAGCAGGTAAGCCAGTATATAAGATTGTATGTAGCAACCTCATATCGGCTTGTGTTTGAGAAACTAGATGTACATCTATAGTAATATCTTTTGTTTCATAAGGAAACTCTGAAGCTTGGTAATTACCATCCTCAAGTTTATCACCAATGATGTATTTATTCACACCAATATCTCCAGCATAATAACCCTGTAGTTCTATGGTTATTCTTGGGAGAGTCTTTGGGCCTTTTACTTGATTATTCCCTATACCAAAAAGTGGTATAAACTTCTTCATACCTTTGATTGCCTCTTGAAATCTTTTTTCGTTTTCTTGAGACAAAGGTAAGAAGTCTTCTGGGTTTAAGGTAAGACCCATTTCTAACATTGTACTAAGTAGAGAGATATAAAAAGTTCTTTCTACTATTTCTTCTGAGTTTACCATTAAAGTCCTAATCTAATATTTAACTGAACACTTTGATTGCCATTGTCATTAATATACCCATTATAAGTTACCTGAATACCTCCAAAACCACTCATTATGGTTTGTAAATGACCAACACAATTTAATTCACTAACCCATTGAGTAGCAATATTTGAAGGATAATCGGTAAGCCATACTTTAAAGGGTATTGGTTCAGAACCAATACCTCCAGGAAATTGACCCTCTATTGTCTTACTTATATCGGTTATCTTAAATTGTTTTACAAATTTAGCAACTTGAATACCGTTGATAAGGTAATACTGATAACCCTTTACATTACTAATCTGAGCAGTACTAGTATTTTGACCAAGGTTTGGGAATGGTATATTCGGAGTTGGTTCAAAGCCATACTTAGTAGTTCTAATACCTGGAGATTGAGTTATATTTAAAACTATCTCTGGGTTAGGTTCTTGCTGTGAGATAATCTTAACCGTAGTAGTTCTTTCTAATGGGTCATAGTTACTTGGGTTGTGATCTTGATTAGTAGATTTAGTTTTGATAATAAGCTTACCTGCAGCATTAGCTTCCCCAATTTCTTGGGTTACCTCTAACCAATCGGATGAGCTTTCTAATTTCCAATCTACAGCACGGTATTCATCTTGAGGCTCATTATTTATAAACTTCTGTTGGTAACTATATACCCCTATTTCTAGAGTCTCACCCTTTTTAGTACCATCGAAAGTATGGGAAGTAGTTTCCGGAGTGATACTAAAATAAGTTCCCCAGGTCTCTACTATTTTAGGAGCAGCCTTTTGTATCAGAGTTACTTCCCTTTCTACACCCTGAACTACTACCTTGAGAACCTGCTCTTTTATATTATTCATGTCTTCGTTTACTGCCTTAGGCTTTACCCTAATAGTTGCAGTACCAGTTCCGGATAAGGATGATATTTCGAAATCTGCTGCCATTATATAACCCTCCTTATTTCTTTTCTAATTTCATTACGTATTTCCTTTTGTAAGGCAGCTTTTCCACCAGCAGCCTTAAATGCAGGATTCCAAAGAGGACGAGGTGGTAAATTACCATCTCTACTACCATACTCTAACATGATAGCTATCTGATTCAAAGTCTTTCTTGAAGTCTTACCCGTATAGGTAATCTTCTTGATTCCAATTGGCAATCCGACGAAAGTTCTTTTCTTACCTTTTACCAAAGTAACTGAACGAGCATATTGCCCCGTAAGATTTAACATGGTATGGTCCCCATATTTCTTTAGGGTACCAGGAGCATGTGGTGGCCATGATACTCCTGAACCTCTTAGGGGAACACCCGTATTCAAACTTCGTCTTACTATACGAAGAAGTTGATTACCAAACTTTTCTGTACCTTTCGCATAGCCTTCGGTTAAGATACTTGGAGTTTTGGCAATCAACCTTTCTGCACGAGCTTGTTTTCGTTTATCTACGTATATTTCTAGAGGGCCAACTGGAGTCGATAGTGTAATATTAACCGACTTACTTGGCATAATTCTTACTGTTGTTTAGGTTTATCCAATCCCAGCTCCTGAGCAATTCTCTGTAACAGAGTCTCTTGAGTGGATATTCGTTGGTCCATGTATTGACGGAACTCCTCAAACCCTGGAGCAGGTTTACTTGGAGCAGAAGGTGATTGGTTAATTGAATTGAGAATGTTATCGCATTCAGAAACAATTGCCTCAAACTTTGGTCGATTGTTAAGTATATTCAAGGCATTATGTTTCTGCATAGTAACCTCATTAATTATATTCACTACATCGGTAGTATAATATACACCATTATAAATACCTTCATCAGATTGTGATGGCAAGTATACGGTGAGTTGTGATACCGAATCTTGGATTACCAATTCGACACTGTTAACAAAGCCGTCTTTAGCACCAGAGGCCATTGGTTTACTTTCTCCTACCTTTACGATTCTTGCTGTATCAAAAATAGGATAACCAGACCGTCTGTCTTTTTCTAATGTGAAAATCATTTCACCTTTATGTACCTTTTGGAAAATCAATGTTCTTTCGTCCATAATCATCTTTTATTAATTAAGTTTAAACCAAATGAAACTGCACCTGGATTCCTTTGCATGAAGTCTACCAGGTTTAAGAATTGATAGTATCCAAATTGATTTATGAGTACCTGAGCTTTGTTTGCTACTTCTTGTGCAATCTCTATATTGGGAGCAGGTAGAGCTAATTGTATCTTGAATTCGGTGAGTTGTTCTTGTTCCATAATTCCTTAGTTTAATGAGTTAAAACGAAAAAAGGAGTACACCTAAAAACAGATGCACTCCTTTAATCATCTTGGTATTTTAAATTACTAAGCTGGCGTTGTAGTACCGGTCTTCAAGGCAGCTACCACTTGATTGACGATGTTCTGGTCTCTCTGAGCATCTATCACTCGATTGAGGCGAGCAATCTCGGTGTCTTTAGCAGTGTTCTCGATGAGGCACTTGATTTCCTGTTGGCCATTCTTGAGGTCACAGCAGCAACGTTCCAACTGAAGAGCCAAGTCAGATTTTACTTCTTTAATCAAGCCTTTGGTTTCACAGCAGCAATCCGACTGTTGGTGTTCCATGTGGCAGAGACGATCCATAACACGGTTGAAGCCTGCGCCCATTTGGTCACGAGAATCTCGGATATCCGAATTAGTTTTGTAACCCAAATCGCAAAGACCTCTTTCCGTAGTGAAACGGTTGTTAAGGATTTCCCTACCAACACCGGCAACGTCTTTTGCTACACCATTGACTTCTTGAGTAACTCCCCGAGCTGCATCAGAGATATCTTTGTAGATACCCGCCTTTGCTTCCTGAACCGTAGCTTCTACTTTCTGAATATCAGCTTTTGTGTCATTGATTTTGTCCCATACGGAAACTGCAGCAGCACCAAAGCCACCACCTACCAATGCACCACCAACGGCTCCCCATCCAGAGCCCCAACCGGAATGATCTCTATATCCGCAACCATCGTTACAGCCTCTGTCCGCGATTACAACGCCATCGCCGGCACCTTTTACTTCTACTCCCATAATTGTAAGATTTTAAAGATTAATACTTAGGTTAATTATACATTAAATACAGAATGGTGTTGTATTTTTATTACCCCAAATTAAATACGTATTCATAAGTAATTGTTGCAGCCTTCTGAGTTATGTTGACTGTAAGCTCCCAACCCTCATCATCGTTTTCTGCTTGCCTTAATTTAATGGTACCTGACCTTGTTGATTCTACGGTGTTCTCCGTTAAGGTTAAGGTTAACCCATAGTTTCCATTATCACTGGATAGTGTTGTAATGGCTACATTTGTAACCCAACTTGGTTTTGAAGTTACGGTTAAAGCCAAGGGATATCTTGTACTTACCTCAGAACCATTTATTACCTTAGTCTTAAAAGAATAAGCTACATCAACTGTAAAGTTATTACCTCCCAAAGCTGACAATCCGGTTCTAGTGGTAGTTCTTGAACCAGTAGGGGAAGTGAATGCCAAGTAATACTTATAAGATACTGAAGCAGCACTCTGTGTAACTGTGATTGTCTTAGTAGTTGCCCCACTATAGGATGCAGTTACTACACAGCTTCTACTTGAAGTACCCAAGTTCTCCGTAGCAGTAAGTACCGTCTTAGCAGCATTCAAACTAAAACCAGTACCACTTGCACTAACCGTAGGTGTAGCACTCTTCGAAGAACCTGCACTTGTTGACCCTGAACTCCAATGGTTGGTAGTAGGTATACTTACACTGGCATAAATATTAACACTACCTCCTGAATCAGAGATAGAGTATGAACTTGCAGATAAGCTTATTACTGGTGTACCATCAGTAGTACTGGTAATTTTATTCTCTGCCTGGTATACATCGAGAGTTATAGATTTCGATTTACCATTCAGGGATACAGTACAAGTAAGGGAGCCTACCCTTGTTCTAGCCTTTGCAGTAGTTCCCAAAGAACCTGCACTAACTGCAGTACCATAACTAATGCTAGCACCGCTTGTAATTGTGCCTCCTCCAGTTGTAGAACCATTCCATCCCCAAGTCTGAGAATATGAGGGCATAGTTGAGAATGAACTTCTACTTCCTCCACTTGCAGGTATATCGGATACACTTCCTCCACTTACAGTGATTTCACTATAGGTTCTATAACCTGCAGATTGAGAACAACTGATAGTTAGTTTCTTATTGGTTTCTGCCTGAGTTAATACTACACTACCCGACTTTGCCGAAGTAGAAGTATTATTTGCCATAGTTACTGAAGTACCAGTACCGGTAACTCCGGTATTAGCCCTGGTATAACTTAAGGGAATTTGATTACCATAGGTATGTCCATTTCGGTATTCCTGTTTATAAGAGGTTACAGTAAATGTTTTTGTTCCTCCAGTTGCCCCAAAAGACAGAGAAGTGGGATTCACTGAGAATGTTTGAGACCAACTTTGAGATGCTGCTGCCTGGGTAAATGTGAATTCCACGGTTTTACCAGATTCAGATTGAGTAGCCAACCCCTTACCAGACCTTGAGGTTAGGTCTAGATTCTCTGAAGCTTTCCAAGGCTTTTCATCTGCCGGCTTACTATAGTTAGTAATCCAACTTGGTTTACTGTTTATTACGTAATTAACCCTAACAGCAGACCCATTAGCTACATTATCCCAATATTTCTGCTTCGTACTGGTAAACTCAAAACCAAAATTAGAACTACTGGGGTTACCTAAAGCATCAAAACTTATACTGGAGTATCTCAAAGTGAATGTATACTTATAAGTTACCTTATGAATATCTTCGAGTTTAACAGCTTCGTTATTACCATAGGAACTAGCATTGGAGATTTCCAAGCCAACGTAACTTTCCCCCGTTCCTGTAGAGGCGAGTGCTAACAATTCAGCCTTGGTAGGGCAGTCATTACCTGTCTTACCAAGGCCTACTTTAGTTTTGACAGCACTCCATGTTGCTATCTCTCCCATATTAATCTACATCTTTAAGATTTCTGAGTTCTGAGATTTCAGCCTTCAAAGCCTTAATCTCTTCGTAAAGAAGTTTAATACCTTCGATTGCCAGAGTAGACATCTTATGGTACTTAACTTGTTTTACCAATACATATTCTTCACCGTCGATAACAACCGTTTCGAATTCCTCAGGATTAGGAACTGAATCCTTAGTTCTTGGGTCTTCTTCCACATAATGGTTAAACCCTGCTGCTTCCAAACCTTGTGCAATGGTACCTTCATCTTCCTTACCATCCATGATAAAGGATTCTGTAGGTATACTGCAAATCTGTTCCAAAGTATGGGTTAATGGTTTGATGTTAGATTTCAATCTTTCATCGGAAGACTCTTTCCAGAAACCGGAAGGAGCAGTAGTCTTAGCAAATACTACCTGGTCAGTAGTTGCCAATCCCAATTGAGCTCTAGTTACTGTATGAGGATTATCCTTTCTACCTGCATGGTTATTGATAGAAGTTTGAGCAGCAGTACCTGCAGCCTTAGCATCGGCAATAGCAGCAGCCTGAGCAGTAGATACTGGCTTATTTGCATCCGAAGTATTGGAAGCATTACCCAAACCAACCTGGGATTTGGTAACTCCATGAGGATTAGATTTATTGGCAATGTGATTATTTACCTTAGTTTCTAAGGCAGTTACATCTGAACCAGTATCGGCAATCAAATCGTCAACGTAAGTTTTCAATTCTGTACGAAGAGCATTGATGGCATTAGTTCTATTGGTAATCTCATTTGCCAACCCCTGTACGGTATTATCCAAGTTAGTCTTATCTGCTGCAGTCATTACACCTGCAGTAGTCTTAGTTGCTGCAAGTATATCTCTAATTAAATCTGTAGCACCTTCATAAGTCTTACCCTCTGCACTCTTAGTTTTATTATTAAGAGTAGCTCTTACATTAGTTGAATTATGGGTAAGAGTGAATCCAGTAAGAATAATTCCTGGAAGAGAACTATTAAAGGTATCATGAGCATTATCTTTTGCAATACGGGCCTCTTGTTCAGCTTCAATAGCATCTGGTAAGGTTTGATTAAGCTTTATTACACTATCGGCATCCATCAGACCAGCTTCTTTAGTAGTGGCTGGAGTTAGAGGGATTACCATCCCATCGGGTTTATCAATGTAATGCCCTTGACCATCCGTAGCAGAATAGTTACATAAGATAATAACATTACGCTTATTTTTGTTAGCTATTGAAACCTTACTAATTAAATTTTTAGGCATGCTAGATACCACATCCTCAAGATGCTTACCTCTACTACCTTCGAAAGCAGTACCTGCGATTTCCCCAATGATAAGAGACGAAGTATTACTGTCTACGAATTTAGTACCTGACCAACGGAATTGGTATGGAGGTTCACCATCGGCAACATTTATATAAATCTTACCAGATTCTCCAACTACGGGAGTTTGGTGACCTGCATCCGTATACAATTGAACATTAGTAAGACCTCCAGTGGGGCTTACATCATGGGTAGCATATACTTCAAGTACATCATCTACATATGAAGGCAAATGGTTAGCAGGTACTAACCCATCCCCATCCAATGGAGCAAAGCCATCAGCCTTACCCTTAGTTGCTACAAAGGCATCATGCTTAGCTTCTAGAGTGTTAATGTTATTCTGCAGTTTAGTATCAAGGGCAGTGTCTGCCGCAGTTCTATCAGCAATCTCTTTATCAATCCTTGCACCCAATGCAGTATCAGCAGAAGTACGAGCAGTTGCTTCATCGTTTACAGCTTTAGTAAACTTGGTATCTAAAGCAGTATCTGCAGCTTTTCTATCAGCTACTTCTTGAGCAAGAGCGGCTTCTGATTTACCGTCCAAAGCTTCGATAGCATCTTTACGGTCCTGAACCTCTTGAGCAATAGCATTGGGTAATGTCTCATCCAGATTAACTTTATCTTGGGCGGTCATTACACCAGCTTTCTCTGTAGTAGCTGCTGGGATATGAGTAGTCTTATAATCTTCAGGCTCATGAGTATAAATACCCTCTTCTTTTTTAGAAGAGAAATTATGAGTTAAAGTAACATGACTGCTTTGTTGACCTACCTCAACTGGTTTATCACCAGATAAGATAATAATATTATCTGGTATAGAATCAAACAGCTTCTTATCTGCTGCAGTTTGTACACCAGCTTTCTCTGTAGTAGAGGCAGGCAATGTAATAGGATTCTGTTCTACTGTACCATCTTCAACTACGGTCTTAGTAGCAGCTATGCCAACAGTAGTTTCATTGGGAGTTACTGCACCAAGGGCAAAGTTAGCAGTAGAGATTCTATCCAATTCTACCTTATCTTTCGCAGTCATCGTACCAGCCTTAGTAGCCGATACCTGAGGCAAATCGAAAGTTTCGGTAGTATCAGCATTCAAACCGTTATCCTTAGTTACGGTTACTGTTACCTTATTAGCATCAGAAGCTGCAGAGAGATCAGTTAAAGAATTTGGGTCTAACCCATCTAACTTAACCTTGTCTGCTGCAGACATAACTCCAGCAAGAGTTTGAGTTACCGGAAGTAAATTCTTGGTAGCTTCTACTTCTTCACCATATTGGTTATTTGCCTTATCCTTGGTTGAAGTCTTTACTTTGAAAGAAAGCTGAGTATCTGTTCGGGTTACAGTACTAACATCGGTAACCATGGTGTCTGGCAAAGCATCGGAAGTACCTTCTTCAGCTTCCAATCTTTCTTCATGGTCATCGGTAATGTTAGTGAATTTATTATCTAAGGCAGTATCAGCATCGGTTCTGTCCTGAATTTCTTTATCGATACGTTTACCCAAAGCTGTATCGGCAGCAATACGGGCAGCTTCTTCTGCATCGATGTTATCCTGGAGAACTTTATCTGCGGCCTTTCTTTCCTCTCTCTCTGTATTAAGGTCAGAAGTATTCTGATCAATCTTTGCTTCCAACCGAATATCTTCAGCTTTACGAGCAGCAATTTCGTTATTTAACAGATCCGCAATGGCCGTATAATTACCATTGATATTATCCTGAATACCCTGGATTAATTCCAGGTTACGTTGGATATTAGCAGTATTCTGAGTTACCAGAGCATTAGTAGCATTCAGGGAAGTTAACAACTCTGTACGAGTTTCACTTACAAAAGTTCTCAGCTCATTTACCGTAGTAGTAAGAGTATTACTCAGGTTAGTGAATGATTGTTGTAAAGTATTATCTCCCTGTTCTCGTAAGTTCTTTTCGGCTTCAAGCTTATTCTCCAACTCTGTAAGCTTAGCAGTCATAGTTGCTGCAAAGTTGGGGTCATCACCGAGAGCCTTAGCAATCTCTGCCAAAGTGTCCAATACTTCAGGGGCTGAACCAATAATCTTTTGGATTGCAGCCTCTACTTGTTCTGCATTCTGAAAGTCAGAATCGTTTAATAACTGAGAAACCTTAGTGATATAGTTTGCATGTTCTTCGATGCCATCCAACTTGGCATACAGCAAGTCAGTGAAATCATTTGAAGAAAGTACCTTGCCATCTACCTTATCTACCTTCTTATCGTCCATTGCCTGGTCTGCAGCAATTCTATCTGCTTTCTCCTGAGCAACAGCATTACTGATAAGAGTATCTTGATTAGCTCTTTCAGTTGATTCTTTATCGATATTGGTTTGAAGTAAAGTATCTCCAGCTAAGCGGTCATTCTTTTCGGTAAGGATACCCTTATTAATACCAGCCATATCATCCTTGTGATTCTGAAGGTTGGTATCAATCTTGGCCTCAAGAGAAGTCTCTTTGGCAATTGCTCGGTCTTTCTCTGCATTAATAGCAGTAGTGTTGGCATTTACCTTTGCTTTTAGTTCATTCATAGCATCGGTATTACCTGCCTCTAGAGAATCAATACGAACTCCCAAAGCATTATCACCAGCAATACGATTTTCCTTTTCTTGTTCAAGCTTAGTGTTAATATTACCTACTTCGGATTCCAAAGCTTGTTTGGTATTATCCAACTTAGCAGTAAACTCAGTACTCAAAGCTTTATCAGCTGCAGTACGGTCTGCTACTTCTTTATCTAAGTTAACCTGGAGAACTTGGTCGGCAGCCTTTCTTTCTACACTCTCAGTATTAAGGTCGATATTGAGAGTATCGATACGAGAACTCAAGGCACTATCAGCATTAGTACGATCAATGATTTCTTCGTTAATCATATCCTTAACTTCCTTGTAGTTATCACCTACAGTCTTAGTTAAGTTTGTGATTGCCTCTGAATTTCTTTCAATACTATGTTGGTTAGTGGCAATAGCAGTAGTATTTGCATTTACCTGCTCAGTAAGCTCATTACGCAATGTATTGATAGACTCTTGCATACTCAATGCCAAGTCTGAAATACGTTGGTTAACGTTAGCCAGACTTTGAGTATAGGCTTCATCTGCAGTCTTTCTTTCGGCAATCTCTTTATCCAAGCTAGATTGAATTGCGGCATCTGCATCTTTACGGTCTTGGATTTCCTTGTTAAGATTGTCTTTTACAACTCCAAGAGCAGCATCACCAATAGCAGACTTATTGTCTACATATTCTTTCAGTTTAGTTTCAAGAGCTGTATCAGCATCCTTACGAGCTTGAACTTCAGCAGCTACCTCAGCACTGTTTGCCTCATCACCCGCAATTCGGTCTTCGATTTCTTGGTTAACCTGTTCTGTGATTGCAGCCAATTTCTTGGTAATGGTAGCAGCAAAGTTGGGGTCATTTCCAAGGGCATCAGCAATTTCCTTAAGAGTATCAAGTACTTCTGGAGCAGAACCAATAATCTTTTGGATAGCTGCATTTACCTCTTCCTCAGTTTGGAAACCAGAATCGTTGATAAGCTGAGAAAGATGCGTAATATAATTTGCCTTTTCCTCAATTCCATCAAGTTTAGCTTTGAGTATATCGGTAAAGTCATTCTTAGTCAAAGAATAGCCTTCACGTTTATCTACTTTCTTAGTATCAAGATCTTTATCACCTTTTTCTCTAGCAGCAGCCTCGGCAGCAATAGCATTAAGCAATTGCTCCTTGTCTTCTACACCCTGCTCTTTTACATCTTCGATTTTGTGTTCAAGAACTAAATCCTGAGCAGCACGAGTAGTAGCCTCTGAATCGATATTGTTCTGTAATACTTGGTCTGCAACAGTACGGGCCTGAACTTCTTTATCAATATTACCTTGAAGAGCATTATCTGCATTGGTACGGTCTGTTACCTCTTTAGAGATTTCATTGTGAAGAACTTGGTCCTCAGAATGACGGTCTACCTTCTCTTGGTCAATTTTACCTTGAAGAGCTAAAGTATCTGCCTGGCGATTAGTGATTTCTTCGTTAATCTTAGAATCCAGTACAGTATCTGCGTTAGTACGATTTGCAGTTTCTTCTGCAATCTTTGACTCAAGGGATGCCTTATCATTGATATGGAGAGTTTTAAGGTCATTTACACTTTCCTTAATCTCATTATCGGCAGCAATACGTTCATCTTTTTCCTTTTGGATAAGATCCTTGAGTTCCTTCTCAAGTTCACCATTACCTTGATTTACCTTATCTTCAAGGTCTTTGATATCTTCAGCATTCTTATCTACCTTCTTCTCAACTCGGTCGATTTCAGCTTTTAAGTCTGCCTTAACGGTATCAATCTTCTTATTGATTTGGTCTAACCCATATTCTAGGTTATCCTGAACTGCAGCTACTGCAGCACCCAGAGCAGCTTCGGCTTCCTTAGCACGATTAACCTCTTCGGTTAAAGCAGTACGAAGGTCGGTTAATTTATTAGTGATAGTAGTTGCAAAGTTGGGGTCATTGCCCAATGCTTCTGCCAACTCTTTAAGAGTATCAAGGGCATCATCAGCACCATCAACCAAATCACTAATCATCTGTTTAACTTCTTCCTCAGTTTGATATTTCAAATCATTCTCAAGCTGAGAAACTTTAGTGATATAATTTGCATGTTCTTCGATGCCATCAAGTTTAGCCTTCAACTCATCGGTAAAATCATTTTTCGATAAGTCGTATCCTTCTTTCTTATCTACCTTATTCTTGATAGAAAGTACGAAGGCCCAGAACTCATTTATAGTTCCCCCAAAGCCAGCACGAACAAAGTCATCATAGTAACCCTGTAACAACCGCTGGTCAATCTCTTCGCAGGTGTAATATTTACTTACATACATATTTATAAAATTTAAGGATTAATTACTGAACGTTGACGACCCAGTAAGAATTCCGAATCTATATCCCTGAATGGTTCTCCCTCTGAACCACAGAAGGCATTCATTGGTATATTCGGATTTTCTGGATCTACATCTCCACCGTCTTCTATATCCCCCCGAATACAAGCATAATCAGGAAGCTTATTTACACGGAATTTCATTACCTGGCCTATACCAGGATGAGGTATTATTTTATCCCAGATATCACCGAAGTAATCTTGAAAGCAGGTGACAAATTTGTTTCCGGTCATTGATTGAAATGCCGTTACATCATTGCCATTACCTTTCATTTCAATATGAACTCCAGATGTACCATTAAGGATAACCAGATTACTATCAAACCAGATTCCACTGGAAGTAGTAATTGGGGTCCACCTCAGTACTAACATCTTTGCCATACACTTAATGTTTTATTCTACAAATTCAATTTTGGTATCTCGGTCTCTCTTTAGGATAACCATGAAAACTAGGGCCTCATCCTTTGCCTGAGCAGTCTGAGTATCTCCAGAAGGCTTATACGTTATACCATTAATTACAAACCTATCTTGTTCCCAATTAAAATCCCAATAACCCTCCGGTGTAAGATAACCGATTTGTTCTATATAAGATTTAGAAATTAGTATTGATAAGTTTTCGTCATCCAATTCTCCTGAGACGGTTGCCTTGTTGATAGGCCAGTTTCTGAAAGCATTGTAGTAACACAATGCTTCGATTTGGATGTTATAATATTTAGGTATACTGTCTTCGGCATGACTGAGAAGCTGATTAACATGTTTGGCCCAAGTTATGGTTTGTCTACCAGCATCCCAATCTAAGAAGTCAGTGATAATTTTCTTGTATCTATCCCAAGAGCGGTTCTTTACCATTCTCCAGGGTTCTTTTGTCATAACTTAGTTAAGATTGATTTCTTACCACCTTTTACTGGAGCACTTGGGTTGGGTCCATCTAATACTCCAGGTTGCCTTCTGTTAACTACTTTAGGAACTACGGTTCTGAATACTTCATCACAGAATGGTAAGTAGATTTCCAATCGTGAAGCTAACATACAAAGGTTCTTTCTTAATTCATCTATTAATCCACCTGGTTGCATTGCTTGAGAAAGTGTTTTCCATAGGGAACTCGTAGCATCTGCCAAGGTATCATAATATTGCACTTCAGTAGGCCCAGTAGTGATTTGTTTAATCCTATCACCTCGGGCAAGTTCGGGTTTAGAAGTACCATCACCAGTTTGTTCTTTGGTAGAAGTTAATTGACTTAAGTATTCGGAAGTACTCGTTAATAGATTAAGTATCTTCACATTGAGAAAATCCCAGGCAGCCAATTCCATTATTAATTGGTTTTCTAGTGCTTCATACCATAATTCATCCGTATACTTATCTGGTGCAATTGTATGGTTTACTAGAGGTCCAATGTAATATTGCCACTTAGTGATGTAAATAGATTTCTCTTCCCTGGTCATCCCATCGGATATTTCTGAAGGAATATAATGGTCGATTAAGTTATATATTGTATCGGCTAATGCCGTATGCCCATAATCACAAACTACCAGAGTCTTATCTACGGTGATATCTAAACCGCTAGAGTTAGTTACATGTAATGTTACGGTATAGAAACCGGGAGTTTCATAAGAATAGGAAACATGTCTTCCACCATTGAAAACCTCTCCCTTATCATCGCCAAAGTCCCAGTCAAAAATAGATTTGGCCGGGACTTTGGATATGACTCTGAATGAAACTTCCAGACCTGACGTAACGTACAAAAAGTCCAGATTGTTATTCATATTAGTCTGTCTTATGTAATTTTCATATATTACCCTTTAGAAGAGGATTCGAATTCTTCCAGCAAAGCCTGAATAAGTGTTTCTACTGTATCATCTTTCTCGGCAACGATTTCATGAAGACCTGCTACCAGTTTCAGTTCTTCCAGGGAATAGCCCTTTGCAAGTTTTTCAAGAGTCATGCCTTTCTTGAACTGAGCATTCAGTCTCTTATCCAACTTTTCGATGTCGGCCTCTGAATACTTTTCGATTTCTGATTTATCAGCAATGATAATCAGATGGCCAGAGGCAATTGCCTTCTGAATCTTTGGTGCACGGAATTGACGACGAGAGAGTTCCTTGTCTTCTCCTCTACAAACGGTAATACCAGTTGATTGGTCATGAAAACTGTAAGCTCTTGGTCCCACAGTTACTGTATATTTATCTTTAGCCATATTTCCTAAAATTTAAAAATGATTAAAGAGAGGATAGGTCTTTTTAGTTACCTACCCTCTCAGGGAATTTATATAGATGAAACCGGACGTCCCTTATTATTCTAGGTTAACCATCAAATATGGGTCTACGTTCATGAACTCGGGGAAACCGAATTCTGAGAACTTCTTGTCAGCAGCCAGCAACAGAGTTGCATCCTGGTACATCTTAGAGAAGCCAGTAGTCAAGCTTGCATAGATTGCCTGAGTCTGGTTAGAAACGATTCTTTCAGATTCAAGCATCAACTGACGAGCAGTAAGCTTAATCAAGGCAGCAGATGTATCAATCAACAGCAACTGTTGGTCGGGTGTACCCGGGTGAATGTAGAAGTCAGCATTCTTGGGAACAGGAGACTTAACATTCAGGGTAGCTTCTGTAGTACCAGAGTGACGATCCTTGAATTCCGGCAAGTTCAGCATTTCGATTGCCTGGTCTTCACCACCAATCATAGTTTGGAAGTTACGTCCCATACGAGCAGCACGTACCCAAATATGCAGAAGGTCTTTGTAAGTGATACCGTTAGTTGTTTCGTATACACCGATTACCGGGGCAGACTCAGAGCCATCAGGGTTGTTACCATTGATAGCAACGTCCATAGCCAAAGTATCCAGAGCATAACCCAACTGAACACCAAAATCACGAAGGTAGATTCCCAAGACATCGAGTGAAACATAGTTACGAACTTCATCAGTAAGTTTGAAACCTTTTCCGATTTTGAAGAGGCTAACTGATTTCTGTCCGAAGCTAACATCACCCAATGGGATAGTTTCTGCCTCATTAACCTTTGCAGGGGCAGCATCCGACATGTTAACCATCGGCATGATTGCTTGCAAACCATTGATTGGTTGGTCAGATGCAATGATGTTCGGATAGAACGGAGCCTGGCGCATACCCAATGTGATAGCAGCACGGATGATTTCCGGAACAATCCAACGAACATTCTGTTGAGGCATTGTAAAGATGTTCTGCATCGTGTCCACTTTTGGATTGATGCCCATCTTTTCAAAAAGTTCATCTTCTGAAATACCCCATTTACCGGTAACCAATTCTCCAAAAGTTACCTCTACAGGCTTCTTGTCCTGTGAACCGGAACGAACAGCTTCCAAGCTTCTTACCATTTCCGGCAGCTCATTCATAAAATCCTGAGCCTTCAACTTTGTAATATCTATTTTATTTTCCATAATTTCTTTTCTCTTATTTGATGAGTACTTGAATTACCTCATTTGCCTCTTCTGCTGGATTAAGGGCAATGAACTGGGTTGAAGTTGCTTGGTTAGCTTTTACGAATCTATCGTTAAGCAATTCTCCATCGGGAGTTACATAGCCAGCTTCGATATTTTCGTTTGATACCCAGTTACAAATCATGTAACCTTCCATAGCTACTGTTACCTCTACCGGGAAATTTCTTTGAGGTTGATAAGCAGGGTTAACGTTATCCGTTACTGCTACACCCAAATAAACTTGAGTAGCTGTATCAGTGCAAGGGTAAATCAAACCTTCTTCATTCAAAGCCACTGGCATACCCTGTACGATTTTCTCTCCAGCTTTAACATTGAAAGCCTGGTGCAATTTGTGTGACTCACTTTTGTAAATCACCGCTCTCGGGGTTCTTTCCCCAAAGAGAGTAAGTTGCTGAGGGTCGTTTACGATTTTAGTTTTTTCCATAACGCGGATTATTTATATTAGTTATTTGATTTTGTTTCGATACAAGTTATCGATTACATTCTTAGTACTCGGAGATTCTGAATTCCGTTGGGTATCAGTACCCTGGGTTCCAGTTTTACCCTCGGTATCATCCTCAGCAATTGAGGAAGCACGGTTGACGTCCTTAGAACCACATTTTGAGCAAGTGAGAGGGAACTTCTCTTCCAAGCGAGCTTGGTAATCCTTTGTCAAGGAAACAAGAGTAGTAATACCAGTAGTCTCGGCATTGAGCATCGTAACGATTGTCTCATCTACCTTATCACCCATCAACTTCTTGTAAGTTTCTACGGCATTTTCACGGAGAGAAGCAATGTGATTCTTTCCTACAGTTGCCATTTCCTTCAAGTTAGCTACTTCGGCATTCAAGTTGGTAATCTGTTCCGTAAGAGAAGTTTTCTCTGTAGTAAGATTATCTACCGAAGTTTGCAATTCGTTTCTGGATGATACCAAAGTCTGAATGCAGGCAATTACATTTTCCTGATTCATCTCTTTACCTTCTTCCAGGGTAAGCATATTATCCCCGAAAAGGCTTTCAAGAAATTTTAGTAATTCTTCGTTCATGTTATTTTTATTTGAATGATTATCATTGGCATCATTATCATTAAAAGAACCCTGAGTATCGTTCTTTTCTTGATATGATGTTAAATCTGATTTATAATCAGTAAAGAAGTATTGCTTCGATTTATCATCTCTGTATTCTTCATAAGATGCCCAAGTTCTTTTGGCAAAGGTTGGGTTAATGATTTTACCATCCGAACCAATTTTCTGGGCAAATGAATCAGCACCATGTGAAACTAGTGAGGTCTCAAGGTAACGAACAATTTCAGTAACAATTCTACGTACCATAACTCCCTTAGAGTCATAAGTACCCAGTTTCTGATAAAATTCGTTATCTTCCATTTGGGGATGGGATTTATCCCACTTAAATTGTACAGTAACCGAATTACTATGAATTGAGGGTGGCTCCATAAGAATTCCTCGAGCAATTCTTGGATTTGCCTTACCATCAATCTTCAGAATACCGTTGATACCTGCTGGTATAGTAAAGCTACCGTCTTTATAAGATTCCTGCCACATTACTTGTGATACAGCTCCAATAGCATTACCGATGTTTGTTTCATGGTCACAGTTTACTGTTTGACCAAGCAGCATCTTCATAGAAGCCTTTAGTACTCCATTTTGACCGAAGTCTGTAGGATTCCAATTTTTCGATACGATTGTTTCCGAAAGTAATCGGAACATAGGTTCGATAAACTCTTCGTCCTTAGGAGTTAATTCCGATTTGTCCAGGTTGGGATAATAAGTATTATAATCTATATCCCCTCCCCAAAATCCAAATTGAGCAATGGAATCCGGTGTAGGGTTTTTCCATTTGTAATAATTCTCTGAGAAAGCCTTGGCTCCCACTGCTTCTGGGATATACCCAGCCATAATGGTATGGCCTTGACCTATCACCATAGAATCAAGATGCTCTTTGTTTTTCTTTGTGAATTTACTCATCTTGCTTTAGTATTTTGGTCTCCTCGAGAAGGAGCCGGGTTTGTCTTATCTCTTGACCTACGAGCAGATTGGTTTTTATCATCCTGCCTTTGTTTCTTCTTGGTACCCTCTTGTGGGTCTATATTACCACCCTTAGCAAATTGGTCCTCAAGTGAAACTCTTGGTTCCTTTTCATCTGGTGAATCATAACCCATTGCCCAAGCATATTGCTCTTGGCTAATGATACCTGCCTTATACAATAAGTCAAGGTTCTGTATCTTATACTGAAGACCTTGTTGGATTTTAACTTCATCAGAAACTGTAGAAGTTCCCCAATCAATCTTCATTCCCTTATTATTAAAGCCTGCCAAACGCAGTTCTAGAGAATAAAGTCGGTCCAATACATAAGCTACAAGCATTTGGATATTTTTTAACTGGCTAATCATCTTAGACAGCATTATACCCGTTGCACCTTCACCAGTAGTAGATGATACCCCAATGATAGAGCCATTAACTCCCAACCCATTTGCTACAGATTGTTGGTTCATATTCCAAGGCTTCTCGATATTACCGAGTTCCTTAGTAGTAGAGTTAAGTTTGAATTCATGGTCATCTATGTAACCAGCAACTACTCCATCCTTCATACCCTCTTTAACATTACGTTTAAGGATATTAAGTTCATGGTATAATCGGGATTCATAAGCTTTTATACTCTCATTTGGTCTTTGTGGAGATTTCTGCATCTTAGCTTCTAAGAAACCAACCATACCACAAATCTCCATGATATGTTTGAAGTTAATCTTCATATCATTTTGTCCTTTGAGAGAATCCAATGCAGGCATAAATGGAGGAACTCCATAAGGTTCATCGGTATCATTGAACATACCAACATAGAAATAGGTTTCTGGGTTAAGCTTAATGTAATCTTGTTGCTTAACAAAGAAATTCATATTCTTTTGGTAAGGAGCATACACCCCATTTAATTCACGTTTAAACTTGATGTGTTCTGGCTTAAGGAATAATACAGTAGCCAAACCATCAAGCTTATCATTTGGTACTCCTTCTACGGATATTGCCCCACTTACAAGAAGTTGAACAATCATTTTATTAACTAAACCATCTATACCAGCAGTATATCTGGTCCATCCCTTGGTGGCTTTCTTAAGATGTTCTCTCATCTTTGAAGCCTCTTCATCGGTATTATTAGGGAAAGTTACTGTATGACTGGTGTTAGCTAACTTAAACATATCTTGCAATGCAATGCCCATATCAGGATTTACCTTATATAAATCCCGAATTAAAGGTATCACATCAACACGAAAAGAGGGTTCAACTAATTTAGTCAACCCTTGTAATGATGTAATTAAGTTATCGCTATCATCGTCAACTGAAACCCTACCAGGCGAAATCGATGTGGCAGGCTTTTCCTCTTTATTAGAGGATGTACCATTCTTGGGAGGGTCCTTCTTACGTCCCCAACCCCAACTAAAATTGAAGTACTTTTTCATCTTGGTTGTACGATTACGTTAGTTTTTCCTTTCCTTATGTGATTACATATTGCTTTTCCAAAGATATCATCATCGGCATATACATCTCCTTCAAGGTCTACATCTACAGCTGAATTGTTAGCCCTATGTTTACCCATTGCAACAGGTCTACCTAAACCATCATAAATGAAGGTATAAGCTTCTTGTACAAAGAATGGGTCCTTAATGATTACGTGATCTAATCGAATATCTTCTTCCAAGTTTTCTATTATCACTGAACGATTCTTTTGGGTGGTTAACCAACCAGGGGATTTATCCATTTCAGGTCTACTTTTACCTTTTTTCTTCAGCATCTTCTGGTAGTAGTAAAGGTTAGGGTAGCCTTCGTCTTGAAGCTTAGAAGTTACTGATAAACCAACGTCATTGGATTCTGGAGCTATTACTGCCCAGTTAAACAACTTCCCAGTATCACCAAGTAACTTAGCATAAGCTCCCACTGCCATTCTTCCCTTATATACTACTTGTTCTTCTCCTAGCTTATCCATACAAGTAAATGAAGAGTAGTCAGAAGCTCTACCAGTTGAAACGTCTGCACCAATGAAATATTCTTTATCTGATTCGGGTTCACAGAATTGTCGGTATTGACCATTAAATCTCTTCTTAATAACTGGGTAATCACTAAGGCAGTCTTCGATAGCTTTAATATCGGCTAAGTCGAAGACTGTATTACCAGATGATAAGAAGTCACCATCAATTTCTTGTGCAGTTCGTTTTGCTCCCAAAGCAGAAGACATTTGGTTATACCAATTGATATCTCGTTCTGGGTGCATTTGCCAGTATAATCGAATTGGGTTAAAAGGATTACCTCCTGCAATGGCATCTACCCAAGTTGAGTGATAGAAATTACCAACTCCATAGGGAGTGGAATTGACGATGGCAGCTCCACCAGTGGAAAGAGTAGGGAATGCAGCAGCCCAAATTTGAGCAGCCCATCTTACTACTGCTGCCTCGTCAATTACCAGAAGAGAAAGGGATTCCGAACGACCGGCTTCGGATGATGTCGGAATTGATTCAATAAATGACCCATTATCAAATTCTATCATGGAAGCAGAACCGTATTCTCCAGCTCTACCATTGATTATGGGAGTTTGAAGGTACCATGGAAGATTCTTGTACATGAACTTAATCTTCTTAAGCACCTTCTTAGCAGTTGTGTCTTTGATAGAGATAATGTTTATCTTTTTGTTGGGATGGTACATCGCCAACCAAAGACAGTACATTGAAATAAGTTCTGTAATTCCTGCCTGACGGAACTTGAGAATGATATTGAATCGTTGGGCAATGAAATTGTAGAGAACTGATTTCTGAAATGGGTATAAATCAAATCTTACCTTTCCTCTTACTGGATGTATCACATAGCAAAAAAGGCTAAAAAAGAAAACATCACTAGAAACTCGGGATAGGTTTGATAGCTCCTCCCGAGTTAATGTAGTTCTAGTTTCTGAGATAGTCTTTGCCATTACTTAAAAGTTATACGTTATTTGAAATTCGATGTCAGTACCTATACCAGATTTTATCTTTGGGTAGTAAAAGGTATTGACTCCGAATTTGTAATTAAATCTCTTAGTCTTGATTGAAAGACCAGCTCCCATATCGAAGAGATTATTGAAGGGTCTGTATTTGCCATAGACGTATGGACTAAGTGATAACCTTGCAACTTTCTTTCGAGTTAATTGACCTTCATACCAGTTGTAGTTGTACTTATCTAAGTCGATTGGGAATAGTCTAGTTGAATAAGTGTTAGTCTCCTTATTGAACAGACTTAAGTTCAACTTATCTTTCTTCAAAACAATTTGAACCAGGGAATCTTGGTTACTGATAACTGGCTGCCTTAGCATGGAATCAGGAAAGAGAGTTGGCTGCTTATTATCATGAACTAAGATTTTACCTGGTTCAATTTTTTCTGAGTACTTCTTCTCTGGTTTGAAGGGTTTCTCTGTGTATACTGTATCTGGGATTTCATTGACCGCTAGTTCCAGGGAATCAACCTCTCGAGAAAGTTTGTAATTCCTGAAGCAAAGGTAAATAGTAAATCCTAGAAGTACAATGAACAAGGCCCTCTTTAAATTCTTCATGTTCAAAAATTTTAGGAAGTTCGCACGCTAATGATACTATCTATTCGGTAATCGCTTAGCGATTACCTTTATCGAACGAAGTGAGATAATATCCAAATATACTACTTACGATATGATATATGAATAGCTATATATACGCAGATAAATATATAGATATATATACGTAGTATATTATATATCTATATATTTCAAGGCACCCCAGAAACTTATATATAAGACTTTATATATAAAGCTGAAACTCAAGGTTTTTTGGTATTTGCCTTTTTGAGGCATTCCTTAAACCAATAACCTATTTCACCTACTGCCCCTTTGGCAATTGTATATCTTGCCTTGTTAAGCCAATAATGGTAATCCTTAAAATCACCCTCGAAGGTATCACCATTCTTGTGAAGGTAAACTTTGAATTTATCTGGGAATCCCATAATTGCCTTGAAGTCTTCGATTCCCAAAGGATAACCATCGGGTCTGAATTGCCTATCTGCAGGTCTGAGAGTTAATGGGGGTTTATCATACTCTAATCGATATACTCCTGGAAGAGTACTCATCTTTGCAGTTTTGATAGGCCACTTCTTTTCATCTTTAAAATCTCTAACCCAGAGTCTATGTATCTTTGCTACTGTAAGATTCTTCTTTTCAGGAAGCTTCCGATAGTCATACATTGCCAGAGTTTTACTCATAAACGGAATCTGGTTAGTATTATTTTCCTGAGAGAATGTGAGTGGTTTAAGTAGATTTCTAGTAATTGTTGGGTTTTTTACTTGAAATACTTCATCAAAAGCATTCAAATATTTCTTACCAGTTTTTCTATGTACTCCAATGATAAGTAATCTCTTTCGTGATAACTGTGAGTTACCGTAGTCAGAAACGCTTCTTTCGTGAAAAATAAGTTTATAGTCTTCAAGAGTTTTTTGAAGATATTCTTTTGGGAGCAAAGATAGCAAACGAGGTAAGTTTTCAATAAGAAATATCTTAGGTTTATAATGTAAGATTGATTGAATTACTAGATTCAGGGATTTATTCTCTTGGGGATTGCCCAATTCTTTTACTTTTGAAAGCCTCATAATAGAAGATGCTCCACAGTCTGGACTTGAAAGTATGATGTCTGGCTTACAATCTGGGAAGGTTTCATCTTTATAATATGGTATACCACCAAAGTTCAATTTCCACTGCTCTAAGCCTTTAGTATAAAATACTCCTCGAGTTTCTATATTAGCTATCAAATTCTTTCTAAAAGGGAACAAAAGGATGCCTGCACCAGCAGACACCCCTAATACTTTTAATTTTTTCATTTCTTGTAGCTTCTCAATTTAATGTACTTAATCCAAGCAAATGGCTTACGGTCTTCCAAGTAACTCAGATACTTATCATTGTTGTGGGCTTCTTCTTCGAAACTTACATCATGATATCTTTCGTTCTGTTTATTCCACTTGGCAAAGCACATGATAATTAGGTATTCAATAACATACCAAAGGTAGAAGAATCCAAAAGTCAGAGCCACTACCCACCAAAAGGATATACCAAATGATAACCAGAGTATGATACCAAGTACTAAACCCACTATACTACATTCAATCTGTTGTACCTGATGAATACGTTCATGATTGATATCATCGGGTTTACACTCTTCTACTTTGTGTTTGAAGAATGAGTTATACACCAGAGTAATTGCTTTGTAACTGGGGAAAAGAAATACTTTTGCTACCAAGCTGTTAAAATGACATCTTTTCATAATTTATCTTTGAAGTTTTCGTAAGCATTTCTTAGTTTTTGGTCGTAGGCATTCTGGGCATACCCGGGACCATTATACTTCTTGGCAAAGCCAGCCCAGTCTTTTGCTTTGAGTTCTTTCAAACAACCAGAATTATACATGAAGTGATACATCAATTCTAGTTGATTCGCATGGGATTCTGACACCTTGTGAACAAATTCGAAGACATCTTTACACCCACAAAGATGGTGGTTAAAACCCATAATCTGGAACATCCCCCAACTTGCAGACTTCAATGCACATTCTTCGTCAATTTCTTTGGCTAATTCGAGTCTCTTATACTCGTGTACACCTCCCAAATACTTCGATTTATCCCATTTAGGGAAGAAAATCGTAGAATATCTCTTACAAAGGTAAGCTAAATCTCTGTCAGGGAATTTCTTATGTACTTCTTTGTACATAATGTGACCCTCAAAGAGGATTTGAGGCCTACCATCAGCTAAAAACCCATCTCTACCTGCTGCTTCTACCAATTGAACAGCTTTCAATAGAGCAGGTTCTAGACCTAAGCGAATAGCAAGGTCTTTAATCATTTCATTTGTTAGTTTATCCATAACTTATCAGTTTTAATGGTTCAATTTTAGTAACAAAAGTATTGCTTATAACCCATTTTTAGGATGTTTCGAGGTTCTATTATCATATATAACTTATAAAATAATGCAATATGGACAAGAAAAATGAATGCCAGATATGTGGCAAACCGATTAATTTAGAGGAATTCGATGAAACTAGAGAGATTCCCCAACTTATGGCAAGAAAACAAGTTTGTTTTCAATGTGCTTTTTGGTCTAATCGATTAGCTTATGATAAAGAGCTTGAGAAAGAGGGTAAAATTGCGGTAATTACTCCAGATTATTCTCACTGGGTAACTAAAATTCCCGGAAATATTTTAATGGTGCCCTCGGCTTTTGGTGGTATTTACCAAACTAAACTCCAACCAGTAAACACTCTGGGAGTTATTGATGAAGACCGAGAGAAGCTTTTCATTATCCGTTATAATAACATCACTCACCAAGGCACTATACCAGAACACCTAAGAAAGCTTTTTAAAGTAAACGGAGTAATTCTATCTCCACAGGAATACAAAATGCTAGAAGATTACCGAGGCAATGCCTATGAATTTATTAAAAATATGATTGATAATGCAATAAATAAGAAATAATTTCGTATATTTGCATAAAGAAAAATTCTTAATAAATAAAGATATGAAAAAAGAAAAGAAAGAAATCAAAAAGCTTAAAGAGGGGGATGAGGTTCTCTTCACATTATCTGGAAGACCCATCATTGAGAAAGTTACAGTGGAATCTATTGATAAAAAAGGTGGATTCGCAATGCTCAGTAACCGAGTAAAAGTTGCAAGAACCTTGGGTCCTGATGATACATACCCAAGATTGGATGGGCAAAAGGGAGAAGTTCGTCCGCTTACCGAAGAAAATGAAAGAGTATTCCTTGCATATAAGGCCTATTTCTCAATTAAGAGAAACATAGAATTACTTGATAAAGGGATGAGAAGTATGAAAGATTCGAAAGCTTTCGATATGATGATTGAATTTGATAAGAAACTTACCAAGATTATTAACAAATACCTCAAAGAACAATGACTACAGTATTAGCGATAATTTACTTGGTATGTTTGCCATTCACGGTATTTTTTGTAAGGGCTTGCTTGGATTATTTACCCTATACTCACAAAATACACTCTCTCGTTTTATTCATCTCGGTATGGATAGTATTACCTCTATTTCCAATTTATCTATTAATCAGATACATAAAATACAAATTACTATGAGATACTTTTTTGACAGAGATGGTAATTATGCTGGGTCATCAATGCAAGGGTGGGAGATTCTTCTCCTACTCTTGTTCCCAGTTGCTCTAATAATCTTCCTCGTATTCTTACCTTTCTATGTATTTCATAAATACAGTTCTAGAGAAGAGGATAAAAAATACGAGGAAGAACATCCAGAAATACTAAAAGTAGATTCTTATATTACCTGCTGGTATCCATGGCATAGATATTCTGTTGCATATACACTGGCTCTTATATTCTGGGTAATTGCTTTTATAATTGGGATATTATCTTAATACAGGTATTAAGTTGGAGCTACCCAATAAAAATTCAAATCTAATGGATATTTTTTAGTGGGGTTAAACCTACTGGAGAGTATAGGAGTATCACTGCTAGCAGAATAACCAACTTCAATAACCCCGGACAATTTGCCATTTACATACTTACGCTTTTGAGATTGTATTGTCCATCTCTCAGAGTTTCCCTGTCTTATTTCTGCATATACATCTTGGGTAGATCTCCCCCCCCCCTAATTTAAGAACTTTATTTTCCATAATGTATAATGTTTTTAGATTGATACTGTTCCTCCTGCATTTGGTACTATAAATGACCCCTCTGATATCCAGGTAGCACCTGATTTAGTATATACAGCTACTTTATCTCCAGTAGTACATTCTATTCGAGAACCAGGTTCTGAGTCATTGGCATAGAATGGAATCTTCATAGTAGTAGTACCAGTTGCTGAGAGACCCTGTATATACGTCTGATCTGAAGATGATGTATTCTGTGGCCTAGCTCCCCTGCCAAAGAGATAGTAGCCTGTACCTGTGGGCAATCCAGAGAGAGTGAATGTTGAAGCCCCTTGTGGCTTCTGAGTTACTGGTATACTAAGGTTAGCATCCCCACAGGTTAAGAAGATATGCCCTGAACGGTTAGCTCCAGTTTGATTACTCGATAAAGCGGTCAGGGATAACATGTAATGGTTCTCAAGAGTACCCACTGAGGCAACGGATACTGAGCACCAATCGGGAGCATTACCCACATGGGGAGTTTCTGGCTTTTTAGACCCATCACTACCCTTTAAATAGGCCATCACAAGGATTTGAGCAGTATTATATTTATCACTACCTAAAGGCAATGTGTTTGAAACCATTTTTATGTATCCACTATAGGTTACACCAGCCCCTTGAGTTACTGTGAGATTGATTTTGTTATTAGACCCATTTTGGGTAAATGTCAGAGTAGTAGACCTTGAGGACCCAGTATTTTCTGAATAGTTAATTTTTACATCTAAGTAACCATCTCCAACGGTAACTCCTCCCCAAGTAGCCCAACTTACGGAGGCTGAGCCCAAAGTACAAGAGGGTGTAGAGGTTGAAACTACTTTGCCATTTACCAGTTTCCTTTTGAGGGAAGTGATACGGTAGGTTACAGTACCACCTTTTGAAGATACAGTATCTGTACCTGTATCAGTAATTGCACGTGCTAGTTTGAATAATGTTTTTTCTTCCATATTTTATAAAGTTTTTGGTTTATAGAAAGAACTTTGATATTGTAATCTACCAGAGGGATAAGGTGGATGAGAGCCAGGGATATTAGGTCTCTGGCTTCTTTGTGTGTTATGTGGGCATGTGTGGTGTGGGATATCTTGGCATGCCTCTAATACGAGGTGTCAAAATTTCCTGGTACTAAAAATGTGTATTTGCCTTCAAGGTACCCCTTAATGCGAAAGCCTAAAATCGTGGGGTACTAAAAACGGACTACGGTTCCCTTAAATTTAACATTTGAAAATAAAAAGTAAGGGACAAATAAAATTTTGTCCCTTTGCGCTTTCTTAATTATCTACTAAATGATTGTTTAAATTTTCTTCAAATTGTTCGTTTAAACAATAACATAAGTATAATAAAAAAGTTTTAAAAGAAAATTTTTTATAAATTGTATATTCAACTTCATTTAAATATTTCATGCTTATTTGTTCAAGTAATAGAAATTGCTCTATATTAATTAATTGAAAGGTTTGCACGTCAATAATAGTAGATATTATTCTATGATTTGATTTTAAAAGAATATAAACTACAAATAAAGCACTAACAAAAACTACTAATAAAATAATAAACAAACCAAATAATAACATAATAATTTTATTTTTATGATAGGGAATAAAATTTATTCCCTATCTGATTAATACTTTATTTGATTGATTTTTTTACAATCTCAAGCCCTTTTATTAATATCTCTTTCTTTTCTTCTTTTGTATTTTCGCTTGCAATTGAAGAAAAAGAAAAATCATTTATAACATAGACTTGTTTATAAAAGTCTATAAAGCCGTCAATTAGTTTTTTATCTGCATTTGTTGCAATCGTTGAAAGAAAATTGAAAGTAACATTTCTAAATTTTTTTCTCAAAGATTTTATTTGCTTTTCGTTTGCACCCTCAAAAAGTTCTTTTTTATAAATTTCTGTTTTTGTCCCTAAAGCCGTTTTAAAAAGTCCTTGATTTTTTTCTTTGACTGATTTTAAAACGTCTAAAGCTATTAAACTATTTGCTTTACTGTTTACACTTGCTTTTTCTACATTCACTTTGTTAATTTGATTTTTCATAATTAAATTGCTTGAAAGTTTTATTATTTATTATTTTTATTACCTTTTCAAATAGACTTTCAAGACTTTTTAAACTATCCTAATAAGGTATTATTTATTTCGTTTCTGTATTGCAAATATAAGAACTATTTTTTAATCTACAAAATTTTTAGAGAATTATTTTCTTAAAAAGTTTTAAATAAAATCTTTCAAATATCTTTTTGTTTTTCTCACATTGCAAAGATACGAACTTTATTTTAATCTACAAATAATTTCAAGAAAAATTTTTGAGAAAATGAATATTTTTATTTTCAAAATTATTTTCGTGAAAAATTCATAAAATAGAAAATATTGTGCACCCTAAAAAGGACTTAATTTTTGCACTTAATTTTGGGGGTTCACAAGGGTAATCTTCACACGCCTTGTAGTGGGCATATATGATAGATATTCTTATATGGCTTATGCCTGTCCTCTTGAGAGTGTATTATATACCTGTATATTGAAGGCCATTAATCGACTGAGGTGATAAAGAATTAAGGCCGATTAGCTATATCCCTATTATTGCCCTCTATAAACCTATTAGGTCCTAATTCAATAAGGCCATATAGGGACTATGGTAAGCCTATAGAGATTAGGATAGCCTATAAGGGCTTACTAAGTTAGCGTAAGTAAAAACCCAGGTACCTAAGTTAGGCCTGGGTTAAGGTATTAATCGAAGTATGCCTTGAATGTAATATCGTCAGCATTAAAGGTAATATCTGGTTCAAGATCCTCTGGGTCTGGTTGCTCAAGTTCGAATTCGATTAGGCAATCGTCTGTATTGATATAGATGGTGATTTCCTTGTGTTGGGAGGTAATTAATTTAGGTAAGACCTGTTCGAAATGTTTTTGTGAACCCCAGATATAAAGATGCCATGGGTAATCAGGAGTGTAAGCAATAAGATTTGTGATTACCGTGTTGGAGATACGATCTGTACTCCAGTTGTTTTTTGTTGTTGCCATAATGATATGTATTTATAGGGTTAGTATTCGCAATATTCTCGTTCAAGGTATATATTGAGATCCTTGAAAAGTTTTATACCGGGTATAGGACCATCATTTCTGTCCCAAATCTCGAATTCGATAAATTGGGTCTCATAGCCTTCTATATCTGAAATAGAGAGAAGATAGTTCTGGCTTGGGTCAAATTCTTCAAGGAAAACTTCGATAGTAGCCTTAATCCTAATAGGGTGAGTATTAGTAATGCCTTGTACGATTTGTGTTAATCGGTTTGATAATTCTTCTGTGTTCATAGGTAATGGGTTTTAAGTGATTATTATTTTATTTTCTTACTGCAAATATAAGAACGATATTTTAATTATGCAATAACCTCAATTGCCTTCGTAGGTTATTAAGGGCCTTGAATTATATTTGCCTTAGTCCTTGAGGCCATGAATGGAGATTGCCATTTACCTTCCCTACCTGTAACCTATATTATATAATACCTAATGGCTCTAGGCAATCAAGGTACCCCTAAATCACAAAATTGTCCTAGAATACAAAAATTAATGCTAATATAAATACTAAGCCAATAACTTACAGAGTTACTAGGAATATTACCTAAATATGCCCCATGAAGGCCTTAAATCCTATAAACCATTTAGCCCTAAAACCTAATATCCTATTTACCTAATCCCCAACCCAATACTTATTATATAATACCTAATATAATAACTTGGTGAAGGTAATCAGGGTAAATTGTGATGGCCATTAATCGACAATGTACTAAAGCTATACTACCTACATACATAGAAGCTACATAACATACCTGTATTATATAATCCCCTACCTTCGAATTACCTTGAATGCAATCTATAATATAATACATATAAAGGGTACTCAAGGCAATCGGATTTAGGGGCCATTAATGGTCGGATTTATTTGCCTTTTTAGGCCTTTTTGAGTTTGCCTTTAAAGTGTGTAGTAGAGCTATATGGTATAGTGGCTATATAGTGAGTTGAGTGGCTTTGTATAGTGGATGGGTTATCACTTGCCTTGTTTGCCTAAATCCCCAAAACCCCCGGCGAGGTACCTTGATATATGTATTAGGTATTATTATATTAATAGATGGTATATTAGTTATAGAGGGGATAGGTAGATATTATATTATGTACCTTAGTTAGCGTTAGTATGATTTTGTTTTATTTTTGTGTTGGGTGGTGTGGGAGGTACCCGGTATTTATTCCAGGTACCTTGTGGGTATTTATTCGATTAGGTATACCTGTATGAAGGCATATACTAAAAGGATTATGATTAAATTCATTCTGTAGATGAATTTCTTTGTTAGGTAGGCTTCTTCATTTAGGATTAGAAGCCAGATCGTTACGATGAGTAGAATTAGTGATTTCATAATTTTTAGTATTATTATATGTATCTTAGTATAATCCTATATGTGTAGGATACCAGGATTAGTGATGAGGTGTATAGGGTTAGGATTATTAGCTGTGAGATGATATACCTTATTTTATTTGTTGGGTGGGTGTTCTTGTAGGCTTGGTATATTTTCTCATTACGTATGAGGGTTAGGATAGTTCCTACTGATAGGATTATTCGGATTATGTGATAGATGATATTCATTTCTTTTTGTTTCTTAGTTTCTGTTGGGTACGGAGTAACTTATTATACTGGGCTTGGGGATCACTTAGGTATAGAGTGTAATCATTTTTGTTACTGCCAGGATTAGGGAAACGTTCTGTCCAAGTATCTTGGTGGGGTATGTATATTAGGTCTTTCTTTTTCATGGTAGTGATATTATATCGATTATGGTTATATCTCTTAGTGGGATTTGTAATATTTCTCTTATCTGTAATCTTATGTGTTCGGAGTGGAGGTGGTTGTTGTTTATCTCTTGGTTGGGGTACCTTAGGTATGGGTTAAGTTCCTCAGTTCTGTATGGGATTACCATTTCCTCTGTGAATCCCTCTGTGTATTCTTTAGTGTGACCTGGTACCTCGAAAGATACCAGGAATTTCCCTTTTGTTAGCATGGTTTTATTTCATTGGTTAGGATTCTTATATCGGTATACTGATTCATGTATTCCTCTTCTGAAGATATATCTAGGGATTTACATGCTATGTAATGACCGTACATTGATATACCTGGTTCATAGCCTT